TATTGTTTGATCTCTGACGGTGAAGCAGCCGAGGGGTCAATCTGGGAAGCATTGAGATTTATTTATGAAAATAAATTAAATAATCTAAAAGTATATGTAAATATAAATGGTATGATAGCTTATGATTTTATTGATAGTGATTACCTAGTACACAGATTAAAGGCATTTTTACCTGATATAAATATAAGACATACTTCTCCACCTTCTTGGCCCTTTGCTGAAGGTATTCTAACCCATTATTATGTTTTAAAGCCAGAAGACTATACTTTATTATGCGAACAGTATTCAGTGAACTCTTAGCAGAATCAATTCAATTAGACGAACGAATTTGGGTATTAACCGGTGATCTTGGGTTTGGTGTACTTAATAAAACTCGAGAAGCTGTGCCAGAAAGATTTCTTAACGTCGGAGCTGCAGAACAACTTATGTTGGGTACAGCGGTTGGTTTAGCTCACAATAAAAAAATTCCCTTATGTTATAGCATTACGCCTTTTTTAATTTTTAGGCCTTTTGAATACATTCGTAATTATGTTTCGCATGAGGGAACTCCTATAAAATTAATAGGTTCAGGTAGGGGCAAAGATTATGGACATCTCGGGTTTAGCCATTGGGCTACTGACGATGACGTCTTAGATTTCTTTCCTAACATAATAAAATTCCGTCCAAATACAGAACAAGATTTGCGAAATTGTTGGGAAAATTTTCTTTACAATAATAAACCTTCATATCTTAATATTACGAGATCTGCATGAAAATTTTATATGTAACAGGTTGTTTAGGTTTTATGGGATTCCACATAGCGAAGAAATGCTTGGATGAGGGTCACTATGTCATGGGTGTTGATAAAGAAACCTATGCATCAGATCTTGCAAATCTAGATCGTTTATATAAGTATAAAAAATTTAAATATATTAAATCGGATATTAATGATTTGGAAAGAATATTTGATTGCGATTACTTTATTAATGTTGCAGCTGAAACCCATGTAGATAATAGTATAGAAAACTCTGATGCGTTTCTAAAAAGTAATGTAAATGGTGTTCATAGAATTTTAGAATTAATTAAAATAAAACCTAAATCAAGAAGACCAGTACTATTGCATTTTAGTACAGATGAAGTATACGGTGATATAAATGTCGGCAGTCATTCTGAAATTGATATGCTAAAACCTAGCAATCCTTATGCTGCATCTAAAGCTGCGGCTGATATGTTAATTTTAGCATGGGCTAGAACATATGATATACCCTATGTTATTGTTAGACCAACTAATAATTATGGCATAGGTCAATACGTTGAAAAATTTATACCTAAAGCTGTTAAACATTTAACTGTGGGTAGACCAATACTTTTACATGATCAGGGCACACCTAGAAGAACTTGGTTGCATGTGAGTGATACTGCAGATGCAGTATTAACTATAATTTATTCTAGTAGGGTAAATGAAATTTACAACATATCTGGAAACTATGAAACTACTAATATGGTTGTAGCAAAAAAGTTATTAAAAGAATTTTTTAAGCATGATCAATATGATCTTAATCGAGTAGTTTATGCGGATGAAGTGAGACCAGGACAAGATGTAAGATATTCAATTGATGATACTAAGTTGAGAACATTGGGTTGGGTTCCTCGTGCAGATTTTGATTCTGAGCTGCCTGCTATCGTAGATTTTTATAAACAAAATTTTATATGGTGAAACATGGGTATTGATATTCAAGCATTAAAAATGCTTTCTATAGCTTCATTGAACGGTCCGTTTAAAAAGACATTAACTATAGGAAGGCAAGGGCTTTATACACCAAAACAAGTTATAGATCAATTTGTAGATAGGCCTTATAAAGATTTTGATTATACTACAGGAAAGGAATATTGTGAGGAATTATTACTAGAACATTTTGGTTCGACATCTGTAGATTCTTTAGACGCATCTAATTATGAAAATGCAACAATAATTTCTGATCTTAATAAGCCTGTTGATAAAAAATTACACCATAAATTTGATACCATATTTGATGGTGGTTGCTTAGAACATATTTTTAATATTAATCAAGCATTAAAGAATGTATCTAAAATGTGTAAAGAGGGAGGACAAATTATACATGTTCTACCTACGAATAATCAGTGTGGGCATGGATTTTGGCAATTCTCCCCGGAAGTTTTCTTTTCCTTATATTCTGAGAAAAACGGATATAAAAATACTGAAATTTATTTGGGAGATACAACTAATGCTAACTGGACGTATAAATTGAGTCCTCCACCAAAGGGAGGACGTCATGATATTCAACATCCAACTCCATTATATGTAATGGTTAGAACTGAATTAGCTACTAAAGATTTTTCTCATGATAATGTTCAACAGAGTGATTATGTGGAACAATGGGAAACTAGTAATGGATAGTATTATTTCTATGTCGATCTGGGGTGATAATCCTAGATATATCAAAGGCGCAATTAAACAAATAGAATTAGCTAAAAAATGGTATCCGGGATTTAAGATACGATTATATGTAGATGATATTAAAAAATTTAACAAATTGCCTAAAAATGTAGAACTTATAAAAGCCGATACTTCAACCTACGGAATGTTTTGGAGATTCGAACCGCTGTTTGAAAATGATAATAATTTGGTATTAGTAAGAGATACAGATAGTAGAATAACACAAAGAGAATTTATGGCGGTAAAGGAATGGATAGATAGCGATAAGACATTTCATACTTTTAGAGACCATGAAGCGCATTTTGAATTTCCTATAATAGGATGCGCTTTTGCTATGAAGGGTAAATTGGATAGTAGCATTCATAATATTATGAAAGAATATAGTTTAAAGTTACAATACTATTGTAGTGATCAATATTTTTTAAGAGATGTAGTTTACCCTAAAGTAAAAGATTCTATGATGATTCATAGTATGAATGATGGGTGGTTCGGCGAAACAAGAAAAAAATTAATAAATCCATTTTCTTTTTGTGGTAATGGGTATGATGAAAATGATATGCCATTGTATCCACCTACATTAGAGGAATGTAAATTTTTTGATCCTAAGGCAACTGATCCTAGATTTAAATTTGATGGTGGATTTTTAAGTGAGTAAGGTAACAGTTATAACTGCAACTACTGGTTCAGATTATTTAGATAAAAATATAGAATCAGTTGCAAAACAAACTTATAAGGATGTACAACACTTGGTTGTGGTGGATGGGCAACATCATTTAAAAAAAGCTAAAAAATATACTAGAAATAATAATGATATTATTGTCTTACCTTATGCCACAGGCACAGATCAGTTTAATGGTCATCGAATATATGGAGGTTGCACATATTTTGCTAAAGGTGACTATATAATGTATCTGGATGAGGACAATTGGATAGATGAAAATCATATTGAAAGTTTAATATCTATTTCGGATAAAGAATCTTTTTCATGTTCTTTGAGAAAAATTGTTGATGCTAAAGGCAACTATATTTGTAATGATGATTGCGAAAGTTTAGGTAATTGGAAATCAATAATTAATGATTATTTTGTGGATGTAAATTGTTTCTTTTTGCCTAAAATTTTAGCATTACAATTAACTCCTCTATGGTATAGACGTGCAAGACATCCAGAAGATCAACCTGAAGTAGATCGTATATTGACTTCTACATTAAAAGATAATATAATAAGATGTAATGTGACAGGTTTATATACCGTGAACTATAGAGCAGGAAATAGAGCAGATTCTGTTCAAGCAGATTTCTTTTTACAAGGAAATCATTTTATGAAATTAAGATATAATGGAAATTTACCGTGGAAAAAATCATAAATTACAAATACAATGAACCAAATTATATAGAAGAATTAAAAAAATATATTGATTCGACTTATAGTCAGCATTATGCGCAGGGAAAAATACAGACTACAGAATTTATTATTGATTGCGGTGATGGTATTCCACATACACGTAGTAATATAATTAAGTATGCTCAAAGATATGGCAAAAAAGAAGGTCGAAATAGAAAAGACATTCTAAAGGTATTGCACTATGCTGTCATTATGCTATATACTCATGACTTAGAGACGATGCTAGATGAAGCTGAACATTAAAAAAAGTGTTATGATAGGGACTCCGATGTATGGAGGACTATGTTATCATGGATATGCTAGCGGCGTTGCTGAAAGTGTACTAAATTTAAAAGAACATGGTATAGATTTATTTTGGTTTTTTGTAGCAAACGAAAGCCTTATAACTAGAGGGCGTAATTACGTAGTAGATTATTTTCTCAAATCTGATTGTACACATCTTATGTTTATAGATGCAGATATACATTTTAGAGGCGATGCTATCTATAGTTTGCTTAGTGCTGACGAGGATGTAGTTTGTGCGGCGTATCCTAAAAAATTCATAGACTGGGAACGAATAAAAAATGCACCACTTAATGTAGGTGATGTAGAAAGATTAGGTGCATCTTATGTGATTAATTTTGTGGACAATAAACTGCAAACACCTAACGATAAGGGGCTGATTGAAGTTCGTCACGCCGGAACGGGATTTATGCTTATTCATCGTAGAGTATTTGAAAAAATGAAACCTAAGATGAAGAAAGCTAGAGCATCTAATTTTGGTAGATTTGATAATTGGTATACAGAATATTTCAAAACTGATATAGATAATGATGGAGTATTTCAATCAGAAGATTGGTTCTTTTGTAACAAATGGAGAAAGATGGGCGGGAAAATATACTTAATGCCTAGTATTGAATTAAATCATATAGGTGTACATGTATACAAAGGTGATATTATTAATTGTGGTGCAAACATAACTTGAGGTTTTATTATGCAAATAAGTAAGGAAACAATTGACATTCTAAAGAATTTTGCTGCTATTAATAGCAATATTCTTTTTCGTAAGGGCAAAACATTATCAACTATTAGCACAGCAAAAAACATTTTTGCTAAAGCTAGTGTAGTGGAAGAATTTCCGGTAGAAGTTCCTGTATATGATTTGAATTCCTTATTGGCTCTTCTAACTCTGATGGAAAATCAAACCATTGAATTTGGAGATAAATCTTTAACTATTTCTAAAGATGGTGGTAAATTTGAATATTTTTATTCTAATATCGGTGTTATCGTTGCTGCCCCAGACAAAAATATTGAAATAGATAATCACTTTCAATTTAAACTAACAGCTGAAGATGTTCAAATGATTATGAAGGCTGCAGCTATCACATCTGCACCGACTATTTCTGTAGTATGTAAACATCAACAAGTTGTTCTTACTATTGGTGATAAAAAGAACGATACGTCTAATACTTATAAGAAAATTATTGGTCCAGGACTAGATGATTTTGAATGCCATATGGCAGTTGAAAATTTTAAAATCTTTCCTGATGCATATACTGTAACTGTTTCTAAAAAGAAATTGTTTCATTTTAAACACGAAACGAAGGGGCTAGAATATTTTATCGCAATGGAACCTGATTCAGTAGTTTAATCTTTTTATATTATGTGATAATTATGGAAATTCGTGATGAGCAGTTTTTGTGGGTGGAGAAATATCGTCCACGTAATTTAAATGATTGTATCTTGCCCGATAAACAAAAGAAATTTTTTGCAGAATTTCTTGATAAAGGTGAGATACAGAATATGTTATTATGTGGTACTGCAGGTGTGGGTAAAACTACAGTAGCTAGAGCACTATGTGAACAGTTAGAAACAGATTATATCATAATTAACGGATCTGAAGAATCTGGTATTGATGTACTGAGGACAAAGATAAAACAGTTTGCTTCTACAGTTTCATTTAGTGGAAAAATTAAAGTAGTAATTTTGGATGAGGCAGATTATCTTAATCCTAATTCTACTCAACCTGCATTACGAGCATTTATTGAAGAATTTTCTGCTAATTGCAGATTCATTCTAACTTGTAATTTTAAAAATAGAATTATTGCTCCCTTACATTCTAGATGCGCTGTAGTAGAATTTAAAATTGATAAAGAGGAACGACCAAAGATTGCTTCTCGATTTATGAAAAGAATCGAGTACATTCTTAAACATGAACAGATTAACTATGACGATAAAGTAGTTGCTGCTCTTTTAATGAAATATTTTCCAGATTATAGAAGAATTCTTAATGAACTGCAGCGTTATTCAGTATCTGGAAAAATAGATGAAGGCATTTTAGTAAATATATCCGACGAAAGTTTAAATGCACTAAAGAATGCACTAAAAGATAAAGATTGGAAGGTAATGAGATCATGGGTAGTAAATAATTCCGATCAGGAACCTACCACAATTTTTAGAAAAATATATGATCAACTTGTAGATCAAGTAGTGCAAGTACCACAACTTGTACTTATTCTTGCAGATTATCAGTACAAGGCAGCATTCGTGGCGGATCAAGAAATCAATTTAGTTGCTTGCCTGACCGAGATTATGGCGGGAGTTGAATTCAAATGAAACTAGCAGAATATCAAAAAGATACCAGATGCTCCTTTATAACAGAGCGAGGCACTGGATATAGAGTAGTATTTCTAGATTCATATTTTGAAATTGAACATGAAAGATTCTGCGATTCATTTACTATGGCAGATTTTTATGCTAAGAAATGGGTAGATTATAATGACGACCCTATTTGATGAAACCCCTAAGAAAGAATACGTCGAACAACCTTATAAAGCTCCAGCAATTTCACCTTTTGATTTCATAAATGCAATACATTATTCTAAGGAAAACTTAATAGTAGATGATTGGTCGGAGAAACAGTATAATTCTTATCTTATTAATAGAGGATTATCTTACGGTCCGGATACAGTAATACCTGCAAATGAGATGAATTCTAGACCACACTTGGATAAAAGTTTACAGAATTCGTTTTTAATAAATATAATCAGAGCCAAAAAAAGATTCAATAAATGGCTCAAGCCTGAAAAGATTGAGGCGATCGAGATTGTAAAAGAATACTATGGCTATAGCACAGACAAGGCGCGTCAAGTACTACCTCTTCTCGATGATTCTACAATAAAAATATTAAAAACAAGATTGTCCAAAGGTGGTAGGCATGGCTGATGATGTTTTCAAAATAGATTTCCCTGGGTACTGTCCATTAGAAGTTACACTCGTAAAACCTGATGATTTTCTAAAGGTCAGAGAAACTTTAACTAGAATAGGTGTAGCCTCTAGAAGCGATAAAATTTTATATCAATCTTGTCATATTTTACATAAGCAAGGTAGATATTATATAGTTCATTTCAAAGAATTATTCGCATTAGATGGCAAGCATGCTGACTTAACAGACAATGACATACAAAGGCGTAATACTATTGCTAAACTGCTAGTTGATTGGGGTTTAGTAAAAATTATAGACAGCAATAAATTTTTAGATATTGCGCCTTTGTCTCAGATAAAAGTTATTTCATTTAAAGAAAAAGACGACTGGAATTTGCAAACTAAATATAATATTGGCAAAAAGAAGCAAACAGTAGAATAAAGTTTTATATATATTATATTCCCCGGGATGGGAACTAGCATGCCAGCGAAGGCTAGTAAAATGTCCACTGGTGCCAACGCCATATGGGTTGGTTAATTTTTATACTCGCTTAATAGGAGAATTAATATGACACTAGTACCACGTAACGTTTTGGATATGTTTAAGGACTTAGATAAGTTCTATGTTGGTTTCGATGATAATTGGAATCGTATGGCTAAGCTACACGATGATTTGACCAAAAATATTCCTAACTATCCACCATATAATATTCGCAAGGTAGAAGATAACAAGTATGTTATCGAATTAGCTGTTGCTGGATTTGCTAAATCCGATATTGAAATTACCTTGGAAGATAATAAATTAGTTATTTCAGGATCTTCTGCTGACGATCAGGATAATTTTCTATTTAAGGGTATTGCTAATAGGGCATTTACTAGAACATTTGCCTTAGATGATCAAATAGAAATTGAAAATGCAGAGATGTTTAATGGAATGCTAAAGATTGTTTTGGAAAAAATTATTCCAGAACATAAAAAGCCTCGCAAAATTGAAGTAACAGATGGCGAAAAAAAATCTAGTAAAAGACAACTTTTAACAGAATCCAAAGATGCCGCTTAAAATCCGTGCATTTTATGCACGGATAATCAGGCTTATTAGTAATATTTTTAAATTGCCTAACTATGCTGAAGTTTACCTATCTAAAAGCATAGACCGTGCCGACTTCGATTACAGAGAGAAATGTCTTAAACGTAAGGGGCTTTTATGAAAATACTAAAAACGATTTGGAAATGTTTAGAAAGTATAGGTGAAGGAAGGCGTATGAGAATTGAAAAACAAGTTCAAGAATACGTCAAAAATCGTAAGTAGTAATAGGGGGAGAAATCCCCCTTTTCATTGAGGTGACCATGATTAAACTTATAAAATTAGTGACAGCTGAAGAAATTATTGGACAAGTTTATAGAGAAGAAAATAGAATGATGGTTGTGAAGCCTTGCGCTATAGCAATTATACCTTCGCAATCTACAATTGAAAAACATGCTATGGGACTGATACCATATGCAGGATATACCAAAGGTCATACCGTAGGAGTAGAACTAGATAAAATTGTTTGGATGGCAGACCCTGCACTTGAATTGGAAAATCAATACAATATGGTTTTCAATGAGAACATAACTATTCAAGATACTAAAGTAATAAAAAATATGTGATATGAAAAAAATTAAACATGGTCCAGTTATTCACATTGATCCAAAAACGGGTTTAGTTACTTGCGACCCTTTACAATGTGTTGATAAATTAAATCAATTATTTGAAGTTATAGAGACAAATTATAAATGGGTAGGTGGCCCGGTAAAACATAAATTTTATTACTCGTTATGCACTGAATGTAATAGAAAAACTATTACTAATCATGATAAAAATTTAACTAGTGAATCTTATAAAAGAGGAACTAAGAATCAAGGCGTAGACCCACAAGTGGAGAATTGATATGTCTGTAGAAAAAAAGCACAAAAGTATAGAAAAAAGAACTAAACAAAATGGTTCAAAAACTGCTACTATGAATAAGTATGTTAAACGTAGTCATAAAAAATACAGAGGGCAGGGTAAGTAATTTGATTAACTTTACTCTTGACATTATCACCTGAGTATTATATAATAATAATTAGCCCGAGTGGTGAAACAGGTAGACACAAGAGACTTAAAATCTCTCGCTTTCCGAAAGGGGCGTGCCGGTTCGATTCCGGCCTTGGGCACCAGATGCCCCCTTAGCTCATGCATGGTTAGAGCAGCGGACTCATAATCCGTTGGTGCGTGGTTCGACTCCACGAGGGGGCACCATATAAATAATAGATCAAATGCGGGGTAGTTCAGAAGTAGAACGCTGGACTCATAATCCAGAGGACGTTGGTGCGATTCCAACCCCCGCTTCCACTTCTTTCGGCATCATAATATATGGTGCGTATATCCATATTAGACTATACGCGACCCATACATCTAACAACCAATCAAGACGATTTAGTTTCATCTTTCTTTTCTTTGTCAGCCTGCCTTTGAGCTGCTGCACCAGCCATCGCCGCTTCCTTCCCTGTACCTGCTAACATAATACCCGATAATGTACCACAAAGAAATGTGGCAACAGGTATAATCAATTCAAAAAATTTCTGATCGATCGGACTGATTGCATTAAGAGGTTGGGTAACAAACATAATAGAATAAAGAACGGTAAATACAATTCCAATAAGAGTGAAAGCCAAGCAGCAACCAATAATAAACTTAAGTCGAACCATGAGCTCATTTTCTGTATATCTTTCACCTGGTTTACTACGTTTTTCGGATTTATCGGACGCTGAAGGTTTATCTCCTTCCTGTCCTATAAGTTTATCAAACATTTCCTTCATTTTTTACATTCCTTATCTTTTAAATCTTCCTTAAAGATATGTTCTGGACATGAACGATTTATTTCGCAATAGGGTTTTTTACAAATATCTTTTTCCCAATTATCTGGATTTTGACACGGGTATCTGTAAAAATCTCCACACCCAGCAATAAGTAAAAAACTTAATCCTATTAAACACTTAACCATGGGATCCACATCCATATTGCTTGGCTAACTAGAAAAGAACCTACGGCTCCAACTATTGTGCTAATGTAAAACATTGGCATACTTACTGCAAGAATACTAGCAGTTAAAAGAACGATTGCTATTTGTAAAACACTACCGCCCCAGGTAAACCAAGGAGACTTTAATTTAGCAGCATCTCTTTCTGCTTCTAAGACTTTTGCCTTCTCCATGATTTCTTTCTTGTCATCACTCATACGTTTAGCTTCGGCAAGAAATTTTTCAGCATTTTCTGGTTTGTTGGCTTCAGCGGCACTAATCTCATACAGAACGCCTCGTACATTTTTGGCTTGGTACCAAGCCCACATATTATTTGCTTGAATAGTATTGTTCTGTATCTTGCTACTATTACTGCCGCCAAGCATAGTGTTTATTGCTAAAACTGCTGCTAAAAATACAATTATAAACCCAGCCTTATCTTTTATTTTGGCTTCACGCTCACTTCTTGATAAAGGTTTAACTTCTTGTTTAACTTCACTCATTTTTAACTCCCTAGTTATTATTATAAATATTATTTATGGAAACTAAATTAGCTACTATTATTTGCAGTGACGTTATTGGTTATAGCGCATCAATGCAACAGGACGAAGAAGGCACCCTACTAAAACTAGATGCCTGCCGCGCCGTTATCGATCCATTAATAGATTCTAGTAAAGGACGTTTGTTTAATACTGGGGGCGATAGCATATTGGTTGAATTTTCCAGTGCTGTTGATGCTGTTAAATTTGCCATAGAAATGCAAGCTAGAATAAAAAAATTAAAAAATGGTATGCGTTGGCGTATAGGAATGCATATGGGTGAAGTATGGATATATGGCAGTAATCTTATGGGAGATGCTGTTAATTTAGCAGCTAGAACAGAAAGTCTTGCTGACTATTGTGGCGTAACTATGACTGACACTGTGTATAAATTAGTTGCTGGTAAATTGAAAGATTTAAAATTTGTTAGTAGAGGCATACAAGAATTTAAGAATGTTTCTCCAATGGAAATTTGGAGTGTGGTTATAGATGGAGCGGAACCAAATCCGCACCTTGCAAAGGCACCTAAAACATCCTCACAAACTGCTCCTACTAAATCACATAAAGAACTAGTAGCAGCTATTGTCAATGATGCAGCTGCAAGAAACAGATCATTGGCGGATGCTCAAAATTTTAAACGAGATGATAAGTTAGGACCTGCAGTAAGAATATTGATGTGGAGAATTACTAAACAGGACAAAGCAGCATTGGATGAACTAGTAAGTATGGGCATGAAAGACTTGATACCCAATGAATTCAAACCTTATGCTGATGCTATATTCAAAGAGTTTTGTTATAAACTTGATAGTGATAGACTATTACAAATAGCAGATCTATTAGAAAAATTTGGGTATAAATCTTCAGCTTTTCAATTTGTCAAGACTGCTGGTAAGATTGACGAAAAGGCCCAGCAAAGATATGCAGTTATGGTATTTGATGATCCTACAAGTAGTCAATCAGAAATGAATGCTATATTAGATGATCTTAAAGAAGTAGCAATGAAACGTAATGTTTCCGCTATGCTTAAATTAGGTGAATTTTATTTAAAGTTAAATGATAAGAAAAATGCTTTTAGATGGTTGTATGCAGCTAGAGCAGAACACAACCACCAAGCACAAAAGATGTTAGAAGATCTTAACAAGACTCTAAGTAAAGCAGACTTCAATAACTATAAAACAGATGCAGATGCATTAGTGGATCAAATTAAATTTATAGACGACAATCGAATGAAATTATAATTATTTGTCTCTATTTAATTTGTTTACTGCATCCCATAGTGCAGTAATTTGTTTGTCATAGTTCTTTTCCAAATAATCTAATCTAGTTTTCAATGTGACAGCGTATGCTGCTATTGCAACAACGCCTGCTCCTAAGAACCATAACTTACCTAAAGCATCTGCTAGTGTTTCCATTTATCACCTATTAGCCAATGGGTTATCGAGTGCTTTCTTTAAATCTTCATTGATCTTTTTGTCTAATGCTTTTAACTTAGCATCAACCTCTTTATTGTTAGCAGCAATTGCTTTTGAATTTTCTGCTGACATACGATTAATTTCTTTGGTTGCAGCATTAATCGAAGCGTCCGCTTGCTTTTGAATATTGCGAACATCTGTCTTTACTTCTGCTACTGTACGATCTATTTCACGTTGCTGAGTCTTATTACCGCGCTCTACATCCTCAACTGTTTTCTCTAGACGACGAATATCGTTCTTTAGATCATTTTTAATATCGCGAGTATATTCTGCAGTTTTATCAGATCCTTCTTGAACTGCCTTAGCGGTTTTGCTGGCATTTTCTTCTATTACAGCTAGACGCTTATCAAATTCTGAAAAATCTGGTGCTACATACTCAGCAATTTTTTTCTTCATACCCATATAATCTTTATATACTTCAAACACACCGTATAATCCACCTAATGCAGAACTAACTAGTGTAGCTGCTACCATTAACTTTGCGGGTGTAAACTCATAACCTCCGATGCTGATTACAGTATCTTTACTAGCATACTTTTTCATTGCCGCTTCGGCATCGTCAATTTTTTTATTTACATCTACTTTTTCTTCGGACATTTTTACCTCGGTAAGTATTGTTGATCCACCATCTCTTGGTGAAGTCTATCACTTGCCAACGATCTTAATGCTCTAACATTGTCTACGGTCTTTTGATTACGATAAATTTCCTTTGGCGCATAAAATGCCACATCCTTTAATGCAATATTGTAGGCACTAAATCCTACTGGAAGCACTGCTAAATTATTAATGTCAACACCACCAGCTACTTCGTTATTCTGTGCATTACGATTAACTGATGATAATAAAGGTTGCTCGGTTCGTTGCTCTACTACTTGTGTTCTATTCTCTATAATGTCATTAATAGGATTAGTTTTATCAGTAGTAAAATTTCTAGCCTGCTGAGGTTGTTCTACTTCTGTTACTATTTCTCTTCTAGGTTCTTGTACTACTATTTGTTGAATATTTGTATCAAGCGTTTGACTTGATGGTTGCGATAATACTTCCATATTTGATTGAGAAGCTTGTAATGGTATACTTGTTACATTGATGGGAGATACAAAAACATTTTGGTCTGGACTTGGAATTGGTTGAATACTAGTAACTTGTGTTTGCTCTTGTTCTTTAAAAATTAATTCTTGTTTTTCTTCCTGTAGTCTTGCAGTATTATTCACAGGGGGTAAACTTGGAATAGATACTGAGATTTCCATAGATCTAAATGCTGCATTAGGCATAAGCAATTGTGCCGCCGATTCTATAGTTATGGCTGTCACAGAAGTTGCTTGTTGCACTTGTTCTTGTTTTTGTTGCGGTGTTACTTGTGGTGCTGCTTGTGCAATATGTTGTACAGTGCTAGTAATATTAGTTTGTGATACTCTGCCTATAGTTATTGTACTAGATGCCTGATCTGTTTCTTTTAAAGCATCCATACTTGATACGATACTTGAATTAGTTAGATTATCAGCAATTTGTTCTGCTTCTCTAGTAGATGCACTCGCTATATTATTTGCATCTGCCATTGCTCTTTGTGCTATGGCATTTACTCTAGCATTATTAGCAGCATTACGACCTATGACAGAAGCAGCTAGGTCTTGGGGATTTTGATTGGCTGAAATAGCAATGTTTCTATTTGTTGAAACAAAACTATTCTGATCCATTGTAGTATTAACTGTTACTGATGGGCTAGTTGTAGTAGCATCAGATATCGTAACAGTAATTGAACCACTTGGTGTTGAGCTTGTACTAGATATATTTGGTGATAAAGCAGCAATTTTTTCTTGTTGTGCTTTAACGTCTGCTAATACTTGATTCAATGTATCTTTAAAGTTACTACAGTTTGGACTGTATAATCCATTTGTGTAACAAGGATCAGGTGTCCATATAGGTCTAGTCCAACCTACCCAACCAAAGTGATTCCATACATCACTTGCCCACCATTGTACTGATCCCATATCTAAACTGTTGCGTGATTCTGTAAATAAAAATCTATTGCTGTAACTACCGCCAGAATTATTACCGCCAACATACCACTGATTCTGAAGCATAGTAGTATTATTCTTATCACTTATTCTAAAGTTGATATTGCCGCCGCCATCTGTTCTCCAATCTGTACACCAGAAAAGAAAAGTGTTATAACAAGCACCATAGTTATACCAATTAAACCCATAATCATAACCATGAAGTACAACACCGCCACCTATGTGTGGTAAAGATTGTGCAATGTTATAGCTATAATAAAATGTTGGACTTTTAGATCCCTGCAATACGTTTTGAAAACCAGGACAGTTAGAATTGAATGCAGGATTTAAAATGCAAGGATCAACACTATAGTTTAATCTCATGTATGCATCTTTAATCTGAGGACCGTAACAGTCAGGATTACATGCCCAGAACCCTGCATCCATACCAGTTATACTTAATCTAGCTGAACCTACAGATGCCATATTCTTAGGGCCAGTAAATGTATATGTTTCTGCTAACTGTTGCCATACAGGATTATATGCAGGATTACCATCATTAATATTTTTTAATCCAAGTCCGTATGAACTTGTTGTTTCTATGGTTCCATTGGGTGCAGTGTATGTAAATGTAGCATTCAATGTATCCTGTAGTGTACCTGTTTCACAAGTAGCGCCTATTTGATTTGCACACTGAAATCTATACTTAAATCCATACATTATACCAGTTGCATATACGGCATTGTTAGTTAAATAACCAAAATTTATTGCATTAAAATTTACATTTTGTTCTATAGTGCCAGATGAATAACTAAAAATATAACCGTCAGGTGTATATGAACCAGTCATACCAGATGTTGTCCAGCCAGTACCAGATGTCATGGTGGGATTTTGTATTAGATTTCCTGTAGTAGAATCTATACTATATCCACTTGGTGTATTGGGAGAATTTTGAGCCAGCACTGCACCCGACAACAAAAGTAAAGTAATACAAAGGGCTAGCAAAAAGCCCTTTGTCCATTTATAATTATAATGCTTATGATTAAATTCTTCGTTCATCTAAAGCTGCTAGTATGAAATTTAGGAGTTTCTTTCTTGTCAACTTCTGATGCTGTCACATAATCGTATTTTGGAATCTTATGTGGATTTGCTGCCCAAAGTTCTCTTGCCTTGTCTCCAATGTTACCTTCATATGGGCAAGGAGTGCCAGCAGCCATCATTGATTCCCAGACTCTTCTATCTTGACACATGGTAGCAACTGCCGCAACCTTCATACCCATATCGAAAAGAGTCTTGGATAATTTTAAGCGTTCACAATTTAAATCTCTTTGTGTGCTACCTAATGCCATGCCAAACATCTGAGTCTGTACTGCACCAGATTGTCCCGTTGAACACAAGTCATTCCCGCCGCCAGACATCATTGCAGGAGCAATAGCAGTTGGAGGAGGCTGAATGACACGTTGCGTAATTGTGGTTTCATTAATATTTTTATTTAAGTTATCTGTGTTAACAACTTGTGTACTATTACTATTGCTGTTACTATAACTTGAACTTTGATTTACGTTAACATTATTAGTTGTTGCTGTAGTCGTATTAATATTTCTATTAGTCATATCACCAGTTTGAATATTCATGTTGGTATTATTTGATGTGCTATTGCTAACATTAGTATTTTTATTGTCAGTAACACTAACATTGTAATTCATATTTTGATTCATACTGGTACTTGAATTAGTATTGATATTATTATTTGTATTTAAGTTAGTGCTTGTACTATTGCTAGTTGACGCATTGTTGTTATTATACGTCATTGTGCCAGTATTAATATTATTGTTAGTGTTCACATTTGTATTGGTACTTGTTGACGCATTGTTGTTATTATAAGTCATAGTACCAGTGTTGATATTGTTATTTGTATTTACGCTGGTTGAATTATTGGTATTAGTATTGGTACTAGTGCTGGTACTTGCATTGTTGTTGTTGAATGTTTGAGTACCAGAATTAATGTTATTATTTGTATTCACATTAGTACTAGTCGAAGCATTATTATTGTTATACGTCATAGTACCGGTATTAATATTATTATTTGTATTCACATTGGTAGAAGCACTTGTGCTAGTACTTACATTATTGTTATTATTGGTAGCTGTAGAAGTACTTACATTATTATTGTTAAAGGTTTGGGTACCTGTGTTTACGTTATTATTATTGTATGTTACTGTACCACTCATAACGTTATTATTGTTATTGGTCACAGTACCACTTTGAACATTATTATTAGTGTTTACGTTGGTAGAAGTACTTGTACTTGTATTAACGTTATTATTAGTGTTGGTTGAATTGCTGTTTACAGTACTAGTATTAACATTATTGCTAGTGCTAGTAGAAACGTTGTTGGTTGTAACCGAGCTTGTACTATTAGATGTGGAATTTGTGTCCACCAAACTTTTAGAGTCATAACCGCCCTGGTTAAGTGGATTGATGGTATTGGTAGTTACACCGTTGGTTGTACTTTGAGTACTAGTGTTTTGAGCGAAAACGGTACTTAGAAACATAACAAGGAATAAACTCAAAGCAGTTTTTACTGCACGCATTTTTCTTCCTTTCTTTTGTTATGTCATATAAATATTTAGCACCCTTTCATTATATTTTTGATCAATATCTATTGACTCTCTATGCTAATTTATTTATAATGAGGAATAATCGGAGAAAAATTGATGCGCTTTTATACTAATGTGTTACAATATGGCAATAAAATTTTGGTTCGTGGGATCAATAATTGTAAAATAGTACAGGAAAAAATAGATTTCTCCCCTTCTTTGTTTGTAAGATCTCCCAAACAATCCATTTTTAAATCTCTATATGGCGAAAATTTGGAAAGAATAGAGTTTGAATCCATTTATGAGGCAAAAGATTTTGTAAAAAGATACAAGGATGTTCAAGACTTTCCTATTTTTGGTAATACAAATTTTGCTTATCAATACATTACAAAATCATTCCCAGGTGAAATAGATTTTGATATAAGCAAAATAAAAATCTGGACAATAGATATCGAGACATCTGCAGAATATGGATTTCCTGATGTTAATGATCCCTTAGAAGAATTGTTACTTATCACTATACAAGATTTCAACACTAAAGAAATAATTTCATGGGGCGGTAAAAATTGCGATGAGATAAAACCCAATCATAAATTTATTAAATGTAAAGATGAATATGATTTGTTAAAGAAATTTATTGAATATACTTCCTCTGATTATCCACATATCATTACAGGTTGGAACATAGAATTTTTTGATATACCGTATCTTTGTAATCGTATTAAAAAAGTACTAGGCGAAGATTCTATGAAAGATCTTTCTCCCTGGAGAATTGTCAATCAACGTGAAATTACAAGATTTAAAAATATAGAAATTGTTTTTGATATTGCAGGTATAGCAGTACTAGACTATTTGGATTTATATAAAAAGTTTACTTATACCGCTCAAGAATCATATAAATTAGATCACATTGCTAAGGTCGAATTGGGTAAAGAAAAATTATCATATGCAGAGTATGATTCTTTTAGAATGTTCTATAAGAACAATTGGCAAAAATTTGTAGAATATAACGTAGTAGACGTTGAACTAGTAGATCAACTTGAAGATAAAATGAAATTAATTGAGTTGATTTTAACGATGGCATATGATGCTAAATGTAATTTTGTAGATGTATTTTCTGCAGTTAGAACATGGGATTGTATTTTATGGAATCATTTATGGGACAAAAATATTGTCGTACATCAGAGGGATGATACTAAAAGAGGTAGAACGATTGAAGGCGCATATGTACAGGAACCTGTTCCAGGAAAATATGATTGGGTAGTATCGTTTGATGCCACAAGCCTATATCCTAGTATCATTATGCAATATAATTTATCTCCAGAAACAATGGTGGTAGGAAAATCATTAGATGTAACTGTTGCTAGATTAATTGATAAGAAATTTAATCTAGATGATTTACAAGATGAAAACTATTGTATGACCGGCAATGGCTATTTCTTTAAAAATAATAAACAAGGCATTTTCCCGGAAATTGTCCAAAAATTATTTGATGATCGACAGAAATATAAAAAATTAATGATTACCGCTCAAAAGAAATATGAGGACACTAAGGATAAAAATTATCAAAAAGATATTGCAAAATATAATAATTTTCAGATGGCTAGAAAAATTCAACTGAATTCCCTCTTTGGCGCATGGGGCAATGAGTTTTTTAGATTCTATGATGATAAGATAGCAGAGGGAATTACGATTACAGGACAATATATTATTCGTACTGTCGGTAAAGCTTTAAATGAATACCTTAATAAGATTTGTGGTACTAATGATTATGAGTATTCTTTTTATTCTGACACTGATGCATGTTATATTACGTTGGATCCCTTAGTACAAAAATTCTACAAAGATTTACCTAAGGATAAAATCGTAGAAATACTTGATAAGATTTGTCAAGATAAAATAGAAACTGCAATCAATAAGGCATGCGATCAACTCATGTCTTATACCAACGCCTTTCAACGAAAAGTATATTTTAAACGTGAAGTTATTGCCGACAGAGGCATTTGGGTGGCGAAAAAAAGGTATGCTCTAAATGTTTATAATAATGAGGGCGTACAATATAAGGAGCCTAAATTAAAGGTAATGGGATTAGAGATAGTTAGATCATCTACTCCTGAACCGATTAGGGATGCTCTTAGACATGCGGTAAATTTAGCATTAACTAAATCCGAGGCACATATTCAAAAATATATTAGAGAGTTTGAAGAAGAATATAAAAATTTAAAAGCTGAGGAGATCGCATTTCCTAGGTCGGTTAATGGCTTGGATAAATATTCTGATAGAGCTAATATCTATAGGCAAGGAACTCCTATGCATGTTCGAGGTGCCTTACTGTATAATCATTATCTAAAGCAGGGCAAATTAGAGAAAAAATATGAATTGATTAGAGAGGGAGACAAGATAAAATTTCTATACTTAAAAGAACCTAATATCATAGGTGAAAATTGTATAGCGTTTGTATCCACAATCCCTGAAGAATTAAAATTAAAAGTTTACGTAGATTATCAAACCATGTTCGAGAAATCCTTTCTTGAACCTTTAACAACTATATTAAATGGCATAGGGTGGAACGCTAAACCTAAAGCTACATTGGAAGGATTATTTGCATGAGTGAGAAAAATATTGGTTTCATAGTACATATGTTAGGGCTAGGGGATCACATATCATATAATGGTATGATACGTCGATTACTAATAGATCACGAATTAGATGGTGTTTATGTAGGGGCATGGAGACACTATGCCCCCGCAGTCAAACATATGTTTAGAGACGATTCAAGAATTCAAGTAGTCCCAATTGATTCGGGTTCTGAGTATCATCAGATTAGACATTTAGTAAGTGCGATCAAACCTGCAGCATGGTATTTACTTGGTCATACCGTTTTACCCGGACAACCTTTTGATGATCTAGTGACGAAGGATATGAAATATTATCAAGTATCATGGGCAGAACTTAAAGATCAATATTCATATGGGCATAGAAACTACTATGAATTTATGGAAATAGATTGGTCTCATAGATTCATGTCCTCATACTATCATCGAGATATTCCAGAAGAAACTAGAGTATTTAATAAATTAAATGCTACTAATGAGGATTATGCCTTTGTACAGGATGATCCTCGCAGAGGGTTCAAATTTGATATGAGGAAAATTCAAGAGTTGACAGGTGACCTAAAAATCATTTATAATGATACTAGCGAAAATATATTTAATTATGGTATACTTTTACAAAATGCAAAACAAATACATTTAATGGAATCATCTATGAGATGTCTTGTTGAAACATTACCAACAGAAGAAACTAGTTTTTATTTACATCATTATATAAGAAATACTGAAAGATTAGTATATGATGGCAAAATCTGCCCAGTAGAAACTAGAAAACCTTGGCAGGTTATTTTATAAGGATACAAAATGTCTTTAATTGATAAGTTAAAAAAGAATTCCACCATTAAGGAAACAGAAGTACTCGGTAAATCTAAGTTCTTTTCTAAAAAGGATATGATACAAACTTCAGTGCCTATGATGAATGTGGCATTATCTGGTAGTTTAGAGGGCGGGTTAACTCCCGGTTTAACAGTGTTTGCCGGTCCATCTAAACATTTTAAAACTGCGTTTTCTTTACTTTGCGCAAAGGCTTATTTAGACAAATATGAAGATGCTATTGTTCTATTTTATGATTCTGAGTTTGGTAGCCCTCAGTCTTACTTTGATAACTTCGGTATCGACACAGCCCGTGTTCTTCATACGCCCATAACAGATATTGAGCAATTGAAATTTGATAGTATGTCTCAGCTTAATAATATCGAACGAGGCGATCATGTTATGATTGTTGTTGATTCTGTTGGCAACTTAGCCTCTAAGAAAGAAGTTGAAGATGCTCTAGAGGGCAAATCAGTTGCTGATATGACACGTGCTAAGCAAATGAAATCTTTATTTAGAATGATTACCCCACATCTAACTATTAAAGATATACCAATGATTGTGGTGAATCATACATATGCTGAAATCGGATTATTTCCAAAACAGATTGTGTCTGGCGGCACTGGAATCTACTATTCTGCAGACAACATTTTTATTATCGGGCGCCAACAAGAAAAAGATGGCAATGAGGTTGTTGGATTCAATTTTATTATGAATGTTGAAAAATCTAGATTTGTTAGAGAAAAATCAAAGATTCCTATTGAGGTTTCATTTGAGGGTGGTATTAGTACCTGGTCCGGATTGTTGGATGTTGCCATGGAAGGTGGGTTTGTAATTAAACCGAGTAATGGTTGGTATTCGCATAAAGGATCCGAAAAGAAATTTAGGCAAAAGGATACTTATACAAAAGAATTTTGGATGCCAATTTTAACTAGCAAAGAGTTTCGAGATTATATAGAATCAAGTTATAAAATTGCCGGAACAGACATGGTGAAGAATTTTTCAGATAAAGATTTAGCGGAGGAGTTTGAAAATGCTAGTGAAGTATGAACCTTGGCATCATAGTGATAAAGCATGGGGTATAAAAATAGTTGAAGGGAAATTTGTTGACACTATCATAAGTATTAACAATGTAGAGTTGGGCCCCGACGAAAGGGGATTGATGACATTAGATTTTGCCTTTATTAATAAAACAAAAGGTCTTCAAGAAGAAGAATTTAAATCTGAAGAATTTAATCTAGTAATGGAAAAAGTTCTTAATGATATTTTAGAAAAGGCTATTAACTTATATGACGAAGATAGAGACAGTAATACTACAGAATCTAGTCAACAATGAAAATTATATGAGAAAGATAATCCCGTTTTTAAAGCGGGATTATTTTACTGAGTTTGTTGATGGACGTGTTTATGAATATATAATTAAATTTATAGAAGACTATAATAATATTCCATCCGTTGATACTTTAATTATTACTGCACAAAATGATAAAAATCTTAATGATGATCAATACAAAGATATAGTTTCATATATCCAAGAACTGGTGCCGACAGATCATAATAAGGAATGGTTAGAAAAAGAAACAGAAAAATTTTGCAAAGATAAGGCATTATATAATGCAATTCTAAATTCTATTGCTATTATAGATGGTAGAGATAAATCTAAATCTACTGATGGTATACCTAGCTTATTGCAAGAAGCTTTAGGTGTTTGTTTTGATGATAGAGTTGGCCATGACTATATTGAGAATGCTAGTGAAAGATATGACTTTTACCACAAGGTTGAAACGCGAATATCTTTTGACTTAGATTATTTTAATAAAATTACAAATGGTGGAATGCCTAATAAAACTCTTAATGTTGCATTGGCAGGAACAGGTGTAGGTAAGTCTCTTTTTATGTGCCATGTTGCAAGTAGCGTAATAAGCCAAGGGAAAAATGTTTTATACATTACTATGGAAATGGCAGAAGAAAGAATTGCTGAGAGAATAGATGCAAATCTAATGAACATTACTATGGATCAGTTGAAAGAACTACCTAAATCAATCTTTGATAATAGAATTGACAAGATAAAAAGCAAAACGCATGGTAAGTTAATTATCAAAGAATATCCTACTGCCGGGGCACACGTTGGGCATTTCAATTCTCTTCTCAAAGAATTGCAGTTAAAGAAACAATTTACTCCCGATATAATTATTATAGATTATTTGAATATTTGCGCAAGTTCAAGATTTAAGGCAGGCGCCAATATAAATTCCTATACACTAATTAAAGCTATTGCAGAAGAACTGAGGGGGTTAGCAGTAGAACAAAATGTTCCGATTCTTAGTGCTACACAAACAACTAGGGGAGGATATGGTAATACTGATGTAGAATTGACAGATACATCTGAATCATTTGGTCTGCCTGCTACTGTAGATTTTATGTTTGCTTTGATATCTACTGAGGAATTAGAGCAAATGAATCAAATATTAGTGAAACAACTTAAAAATCGTTACAATGATCCAACGATAAATAAAAAGTTCGTTGTAGGTATTGACAGATCTAAAATGAAACTATATGATTTGGAAGCATCAGCCCAAAAAGGTTTATCCGATTCGGGCATCAAATTAAATACAGAGGATCTAGATACTAATTTTGGGAATACCTTTAAACGAATAAGAGACTTTTCTGGTATCAAAACTTAGGAGCTACTATGGAAAATAAAAAAGAAAGCATGTTAAAAGAGCAAGAGGTTGATAATGATGTTCTTCTATTGAAGGAAGTAGTAGACGACGAACCAAAAGTTATTAAATCTGCAAAACAAATGTTCTTGTATGAAGAACCACCTGCATTTACTGATTAATTATGAGGATAAGTGTTAGAGGAGCTAAAAATAGAAAATTAACTAACACTTTAAAACTAGCTGCACTTACATTTGGTAAATATTTGTTATCTACACATATGATGAAATATGTTGAGATTGAAATAATTATTTTTGATAAACTATCTGCAGGAGGATATATACATTCATATGATGAACGTCGGCCTCGTTGCTTCGTTATAGAACTATACAGATTCAAAAGAACAATTGAAATTTTTAAAACCTTAGCTCATGAAATGGTTCATCTTAAACAATTGGCTAAGGAAGAAATTAAACCGCGTTACTATAAAAATTCACATGAAATTTATTGGCGCGGCGTAAAATACAATGATGTTTCTTATTGGGATCAACCATGGGAAATCGAGGCATATGGTTTAATGAATTCTTTAGTGGCCAAATTCTTAAATGAATATGATCTGTACGACTATTTAAAACAAAAACGTTCAGATTGGTAGGCTGCGTAATAGGAGTAGATATGCCTAGCACAATACACATTTATGATTTAATTCAAATAGGGTTGCTTCTTCTAGCATGTTTTGCATGTTACAAGAAAGGCCATAATAAAGGTATAGAGGACACCTTAGAGTTTATGGAAGAACAAGGATTGTTGGAATCTAAGTCCCAGGATGCTTGAATTTTAAGCATTCCTTAGTGTTGTGAAAGAACAACACCAAGAACCCGAGCATTTGACTCGGGTTACTTTTTCTATTATAATTATGATATGAACTTAGAAATCGGACAATTCGTAGAGCTCAAGACACGCTATTATTCTTATCTTTATAAGAACGAGGGCTGGGTTGAGAATACTCTAAAAGGGCAGGTCGTTCCTAACCCTAAATGGTTAGATGACGACTACGTTAGTATTTTGACAGATAATCCATTGCATCCTGTGTCGATGGTTTTCAAACAAAATATCGTTGGTTTTGATATGGCAAAGGGTCGTTCTGCTAGCAGAATGTTCAATGTTAAGTCCAAGAAAACTGGTAAACAATATCAAGTGATCTCCAGAAATGGTTCAGTCACTTGTGATTGTATTGGTTTTCAATATCGTAAGACATGCAAGCATTCTACCGCAGTAAAGAAATTTATTCAAAATGCTTGACAGGTTGTTCAGTCGGTTATATAATTATGGTATGGTAGTTAATTAATTCAAAAATTATGAGAGGTAACTTTATTATGTCAGATTCATTTTTTACAGTTGCAGGTGTTTCCACCCAGCATGGTTCTACTAAGGTTCGTTTTGCTAATGATCTAGCATCTCGTGTTAAGTTGCTAGCTAAAGGTGGCCACGATCCTTTAGAACTTGTCCAACTTCCTAAAGCAATGACAAAGGCTGAAGCATGCCAATATTTGTTACAATTAGGCGGCGTGTTTACTCAGTGGGAATCATTGATCACCGAGACTATGGATAAAAAATCAGGTACCCCTGCTGCACAGAAAGCTGCGGCAACACCTAAAGCGCCGAAAGTTGCTAAGGCGCCAGCCAAGGTTAAGGCTCCTGCGGAGACCAAAGCTGTTAAGCAACCCAAGGTTACAGTTACTCCTAAAGCTGAGGACGAGGATCTTGAGATTGAAGAGCTGAAGCAAATCGCAGCTTAAGCGTCGGGAGACGAAAAATGGGGGAGTGGCGAGTGCCGAAAGGATGCGCTGATTCTTAAACGACCATGTGAGGCGCCCCTTATCTGGTATAAATATTATAGTACCAGGAGATTATAATGTCTAAAATACCTAGTAAAATTAATTTGTATGTAGGTTTATCATTTAGAAATGATCCAGGGTTGGAAGCAGAAATTTTTCCTGACCATATATTAAAAAACTACGGCATAGAAACGGATGAGATCACATACAATGCATTTAATACATTTTATGATGATCTAGAAAATTTCACTTTCGATTTATTAAGTGAACCTATAAATCTTGAACAGTATGTTTTAGATAAACAAATTGATACATTGACAAGTATAAGAATAGGAAAAGAACATAATCCTATTCAAGTTTTATCATCTTTAAACAGTAAGCTTAGTATCGTAAATGACGGCCAAGTTTCTACATACATAGTCAATCCTAGTTATGAAAATCAACCAACCTATGATGAGATAGCAATCTATTTAGATAGTGTTGGATTGTATGTACATAGTAAAAGTTTAATAGAAGGAAATGATGAACTGTTAATTGGTTTCTCAAGATCACCATGAAAAAATTAGATATCAATAAAGTAAAAGAGTTTATAGAAACACAAAGCGCTGAAACGAAAATTTATATAGGATGCGATTCTGAAAGATATCGTAGAAACAATATCTGGTATGCAGATTATATTCTTGCAATAGTTGTGCATAAAGATGGCAAACACGGGTGCAAAATTTTTGGTGAAGTTATTACTGAAAGAGATTACGACAGAAAAGCTAATAAACCTACGTTTCGCTTAATGAACGAAGTGTACAAAATTTCAGAATTGTACTTAAAGTTGCAAGAAGTACTTGTTAATAGGGATGTGGAAGTACATTTGGATATAAACCCTAACGACGATCATATAAGCAATGTGGTGTTGTCACAAGCAGTTGGTTACATTAAGGGTACATGTAATGTAATTCCTTTAGTTAAACCCAATGCGTTTGCTGCTTCATATGCTGCAGATAGATTAAAAGAATTGAGGATTGCATAATGGCTAGAATTACATCAGAGGTAGCGTCCAATAAAATTGGAAATAAGTATGAAATGATATTGATTGCTGCCGTAAGATCGAGAGAACTTAAACGAGGTGATGCTCGTAAAGTTTCTAAAGAAAACAAAGCATTGGTTACCGCTCTTCGAGAAATTGAAGAAGGCAAAATTGGTAAAGAATATTTGAAAAAGGTTAAATAAGTATTGACATATTATGCGAAGTATTATATAATATGTTTAGGTGACGACCACACACCTTAATGTGGTTTTATTTTATGGAGATGTTATGCTTAAAAATCGTGTATTGAATGTGCTTAAATCTGGTCGCCAATTTACTCCTGCCCAACTTGCAGGATTGACTGGTACTAAAGAGGATAGCATTCGTCCTCGCATTAGTGAACTTCGTTCAGAAGGGCATGCAATTTACACTAATACCACAAAAAATGGTAAGGCTTCATATCGTCTAGGTAAACCTAGCCGTGCTATGGTAGCTGCTGCTTATAAGCAAGCAGGCAGCGAAGCTTTTTCAGCTTAATTAAAAGCCGGAGCGATCCGGCTAATTTACTATGAACACTATTGATTTTACTGACAAAACACTAGTTAAAGAAGCCAGACGATTGAATCTAGTTAGAAAAGTAGGTGAGCGAAATCTAACAGAAACAGAATCTGCGTTACTCACAGCATTTACTAAATGGGAATATCAGCAAAAGAAAGAAAAGCTGCAATCATTGCCTGAAAGTAAACAGAGAAAACTTAAAGAAAAACATGGGGCAAGCTATCGTAAAAGAAAAGCGGATCCCTTGAGATTTGGTAAAATGGAACATACTGCTCTTAAAACGAGAGCTAAAACCAAAAATTTTAAGTTTGATCTTACTCCAGATTATATTCAAAAGAAATTCGACGAGTGTGCTGGGGTATGTGCTATAACCAAACTTCCTTTTAGTATGGAAATGGGAACTAAAGGAAAGCGCAATCCGTTTAGACCCAGTGTGGATAGAATAGACTCCAAAAAAGGCTATGTGAAAGGTAATATTCAAATAGTATTAGCAATAGTAAATACTATGAAAATGGATTACACCGATGATATTTTACACCCTGTTGTAAAAGCTTGGTCTAATAATATTTAAATAGTTAGTTAAGGGCCTCAGGGCCCTTACTTTTTGACTTTCAAGAACATATAAATATTAAACCGATATATTCTAATGGAGCATCTGATGGATTCTTTTAGGTATTTTGATTCTAAATATCATTATCCTACCGTAGCAAAGCTAAATCATCCAGGTCATCAAGCCAATTATCATTTAAGATACGACGAAAAAAATAGTACTCATCATCTTAGAGATAAAACGGATGGCGAATTAATGAAAACTTATTATAACATGTCCACAGATGAAGTATTAGACACTCTTAAAAGTAATGGATATTTAGATGGGCATAAAGAATTTCGTTAATGACTTACTAGTCCTTATAGAAAAAGGGCCCGTTAAAACAGGTTCGTATTACAATACCTTCAGATCTGCTGTAAATGAAGGTAGAATGGCCTACTATTTGAATGGGGAATATGATTCTGAAAATAATACGCTAACCGGCGGAAAATATAATGATTCTGCACACAAATCTTCGGTTGAAGGTGCCAAGAAAATATTAGATGAACTACCTGGTGAATACGGCGAGCAGGATAAAAGAGCCAAAGCAATGGCTATAGCATTTTTAAAACATGCTCATGAAAAAGGTTATCGTAAATTATCTAACGTATACATTACAAATAAACCCGGCGACATTAAAAAAACGACCGGTATTGACCAAAGCCAACAAGAAAATCCCTCAGACTTAATTGCCAAATTCGAGGAAAAACCTGCAGATGCCAAACATGAATTTTTAGGTGCATCCGCAAAATCCTCAAAGAAAGGTAAAATAGGTTTCCACAATGGAGGTGTAGGTGATATTGGTGAATTTTTAAACTATGATATTGAGGGCACTGTTAATAGCAAGCAAAATAAATTTGCCAGAGAAAACGGATTAAGTAACGTAAAATCAGTTAGAAAAGAAGAATTAAAGAGTAGACCCGATCTATATAACCATGCATTAGCAAAAGCTCAAGAAGTACATACAGAAGTTAGAGATAAAGTCGCCGATCTATATAATAAAATGTCTGATGAGGATCACGAAAAATTACGTAATCATTTGATCGATACTTTTCTTAAAGCATCCCAAACATCTGAGGGAATTCCCTACGTTAAAGTCTCAGGTAAAAGTACGCCCAACAAAGATGCTTCAGCTAGCGTAGAAGAAACACATGATAATCCCATATATCATGCAGTTAAAAATGCCAAAAAAATTGTAATGGAACCCACGGGTGGCGCCTATATGAATGTTATGGCAGATGGCAAGAGACAATTTGCTATACAAGTAAAACATAACAGTACTCCAATGGCTACATCTTTAAAAATGAATGGTCAACCTTAATGCTAAGTTTAAAAAGCTTTATAACTGAGGATATTAGTGAGGCCAATAAACAGCTATCACACTTAGATCACCCGTATCAGCAACACATTATCTATGGGTTGTCCGGGGCGAAATCTGCTGTTCAAAATTTAAAAGATACTCATGATTATTTTAGAACAGGCAATTCTAAAAAGATAGCTGCATCTAGAAAAGTAGATGGCGGTGTTAGTTTAATTATGCAAAAAAAGAATAATCTATTTTCTGTAGCAACTAAATCTGCTTTTAATAAAAACCCAAAAATTAATTTTACAGCAGATGATGTAGATAAAAATCATGGCCATGCTCCAGGATTAGCTAGTGCTCTTAAACATGTATTGAAACATGGACAAGATCTAATTAATAATGGCAATTCTGTACAAGGTGACCTGCTATATACACATGATGAGAAAACCCCCACATCTAGTGAACCTACAGTTGAAAACAATAAAACAAGTATAACACCAAATAGAATGACCATAAATCATTCTGGTCCACCTAAAAAAATAGGTATAGCTTTTCACACAACCTATGATGATGAGGGAGTTGCCAGATCGGGAGTAAATCCTGCAGCTATAAATCATACTAAAAATGTTTTTGTAGCTGATACATCATTTCAACCTCAACCACATCACTACGCAGAAACTCAACAAAAAAAAGCTGAAGATAGTCTGAAGGCTGCTCAAGAATTATTAGATAATAATCCAGATCATTTTAAATTAACGGGCGAACACCCGGATCATATACTAACCTATATGAATGCTTTAAGAACAGAGGATGGTAATATTAAACCACCTACGCCTGAAGGATATATGGCGCATCTGAATAACATTAAAGAAAAAGAAATGTCTAAAGTGAAAACTGAAAAATCTAAAAATGCAAAAGCAAATCACTTTAATAGTTTAATGGACGATGTAAGATTCAGTAAAAACAAATATAATTCTTTATTTGATTTTCATAATCATTTAAACAATGCAACTGAGGCGCTATCATCATCATTAAGTAAAAACAAACCTTCTAATTTTACTACAGAAATAGACGGCAAACCTAGTACCGATGAAGGTGTAGTAATTTCAAATGCAAAAAAGGGAAATATTTTATTTAAAATAGTACCCAATAAAGTAGCTAGCGCTTTAAGATTCAATCCTAGATTCGATAGAAAAGTCACAAGAGCATGAAAACCTTTAAACAAATAAACAAAGAAAAAGATATTATAAATTCTTTTGTTGATTATGCAACAGATTTTTTAGGGATTGAAACAAAACCTAATATTAAATTAGATCATTCTGCAATATCCGCGTATGAAAATAGAAGCTTTGGTTCTTATTCCCCTAGCGAAAATTTTATAAGAGTGAGTGTAGATAAAAGGCACCTAGCCGATGTGTTAAGAACTATTGGGCATGAGTTAGTCCATCATGCTCAGAATGAACAAGGCATTCTTAATAACGAATCGGGTTTAACTGGATCAGAACATGAGAATGAAGCAAATTCCTTAGCAGCAGTTCTATTAAGAAACTTCGGTAAAGAAAATCCTTTAATTTATGAGGACTATGAAAATCCTTATCGATGGGATTGGGGAACACCTGAAGGAACAAAATACATGATTAAATTACATCCGTGGAACATAATTGATACTAATGTAGCAAAGAAGATTGTTAAGAAGAAATAATAGCATATCATCTAGGCTCATAGTTAATAATAACACCATGTCAATACTATGTCTATAAAATCTATCAAGGAAAAGCAATTATTGGTAAACTTGGCTAAATCTTTTGGTCAGAATGTGGATCCTCAGCTTTTAGACGAAGTTAATAAACATAAAGCATTTGAAAATAATATAAGAGAGTCTATTCGTAGTAATGCTTTTTCGGATTTGAATAAGGCTCTTTTAGAGTTAAAACAAGAAGCAGATAGAGTAAGTATAGAAAACAACTATCCTTTGCCTCCATCTTTAGATGATTTAGAATCTATTTTGGAAGAGGATATCGTACCTGAACCTGTTAAAGAACAGACACTTGCTGATTTGGCAGCAACATCTATTACTGCAAGTGTAAAAAAGGATTCATTTCAACAACCTGATTCTTTACTTGTAGATGCAGACATAGGGGTTATACAAAGAAAAATAAAATATCTTGAACAATGGTTGGGTAAAATATCCCTACACGGTCCTGGTGGGGGTGCAGGTTCGGTAGCTAGATTAGATCATGAAACTAAACTTATAGATATTCCTGTCTATAATATTACGTCTAAAGATTATTATTTGGGTGTAAATTATGCAGGCAACGTTACTATCTATTTACCTACAATCACTTATAATGGTAGAATGTATATAGTAAAAGATGAATCTGGTAATTGTTCTATAAACCCTATTACTGTTATAGGAAATGTTGACAATGATCCTGGTGGGTTTATTTTGCAACAAGATAATGGTGGGATTCAAATGATTTACCGAGAAGGTTGGAGAATTGTATGACTTATTTGTTCAATAACAAAATACAGGTTACAAAAGACAATAACTCCTATGATGCATTTGGTAGATTGCAAGTTGCCAATCCATTCACATTATTTGATTCGCAAAATAGGTATTTTTCTGATAACCAATTCGACACTGCAACATCGACCGGGGGAAGCATAACTCATTTACCTAATGAATCAACGGTGAGAATGGATGTAAGTACATCATCGGGTTCAGAGGTTATTAGACAAACCTTTAGATCTTTTCCATACCAACCAGGTAAGGGTTTACTTGTTTTGGCTACATTTGTAATGAATGAAGCCAAGACCAACTTGAGGCAGAGAGTAGGATATTTTGGTACGGAAAATGGTTTGTATTTAGAGCAGAATAATACAACCAAGGCATTTGTTTTAAGAACATTTATTAGCGGTGCTGTTGATAACACCACTAGAAGAGTAGAGCAAGCTTCCTGGAACGGCGATAAACTAGACGGTACAGGGGAAAGTGGTATAACTCTAGATTTAACTAAACCACAAATTTTATGGATGGATTTTGAATGGCTTGGTGTAGGTAGTGTTCGATGTGGTTTTGTAATAAATGGGGAATTTATCCTATGTCACACCTACCACAATGCAAATGTTACTGGTACATCGGTTTACATGACAACTGCTATTCTACCTATACGATATGAGATAACAAATACTGGTGTCACTACTAGCAGTTCTTATTTAAAGCAGATATGTTCTACTGTTATTTCTGAGGGTGGGTACGAACAAACATCCATAGAGCACGTTGCTTCTATGACAAGTGCAACTGCTGGTAACTATATAACTACAACATACAAGCCTCTGGTGTCAATACGTCTTGCTAATACAGCACATGGAGCAGTAGTTATACCCTACAATGTGAATTTTTTACCTACAACAGCAGACAACTACCAGATAGCTTTAGTTAAAAATAGTACTCTAACAGGTGCTTCTTTTGCAAATGTTAGTTCTGATGTTAACGTGGAATATGATATATCATCAAGCTCCATGTCGTCAGGAACTGTTGTATATAGCGAGTTTATTACTTCAAAATCAGGCAGAAGTGCCTTGTCTGGTGCAACAGCTGCATTTAATTTTGATCTTCAGCTAGGTGCATCCATTAATAGTGTTAGTGATATTTATACCCTTGCTGCCAGAACACTAACAAGTACCGGTGGTGGTATCGGTTTAATATCCTTCTATGATTTGACTCAATGAGTTACATAAAAATGCCTGGGAAGAATACAATTAATCATAATTATAAATAAATAATACCTTTATTTCAATGGATACAATGACGCTTAACGAAGAAGATTACGGAGATCACGCAGTCACAGTGGGAGGATTTTCGCCCTTCACTGTAGGCCACCAATCCGTAGTACAACAAATGCATAGGGGCAAACATTCCTCTGTTAATGTATTTACTACCAGAGCTACCTCAAGACCAATACCTGCCGATAGAAAGGTAGGTTATATCTCTAAAGCAGTGCCTGCTAATACCAGTGTGGATTCAACTGTCACTCCTTTACATGCTTTATCTCAAATGTATAGCCAAGGCAAGCGCGGCCACGTAACCTTTTACGGGGGATCGGATCGTGCAGGCTTAATTGAAAGACTTAAAACCTATAATGGTAAAAAGACAGATCACGGTTATTATAAATTTGATAGTATAACTTTTAAACAGGTAGGTGGAGAACGGTCTGACCAATCTCAAGGTTTATCTGGTGTTTCGGGTTCTAAAGCTAGAAAATCTAAATCACCGGATGAACTAAAATCCTATTTGCCTTCTGAATTGCATAAAGATGCTACTAAAATTTTCAATGATATAAATGCGCCTAAAGAAAAAAAATCATTAAGAGAAAGTTATTTGTCGCATGACGTATTTAATCTATTAGATGTAATAAAAACTAAAGAAGGTAAACAAGGTTACATAGTATATAGAGGTTCTAACTATGTAACTATACAATTGGAAAATAATATAACGGTCAAATCTTGGATATATGAGATTGAGGACGTAAAGCAGCATGTTTCAATATTCAAAGAAGAAAAACCTGATTATGTAATTAAGCATAATCATAAAAATAAGTTGCCTGCACTTTTAATCCCTTCAAAAGAATTAATTGAATCTTCTGGGCAATTAGTTTATTTAGATTATAAAACTAAACATTTTGATATGTGCCCAACTGCATCTAAATTGATGAAACAATTGTTTGATAGTAAGGATTTAAATCCTAAATATGTAAAGCAGGCAATGATGGCATTGGATAAAATGTTTGGGTTAGAAAAACTAGCGGAAACTCAAATTCCAACATCGACAGAAATACATGATTTTACTATGTATGCATCTATTGCACATGATACCTTCAATTTATTGGGTATACAAGATAAAGATATACAATTCATTATAGATCATTATAAAAAATTTGCTAAATTAATAAAGCATCATGATTCTTCTTTAGCTGATGAGCCATTTGCTCATACTGTAGTTTCTCATGGTGGGGAATTAGATGAAGCCTTTTTACAAAAAGGTAGAGCCAAAGCGGGAATGTTTAAAAAGATAACGTCAGCAGATTATAAAATAAAAATTAACAAAAGAACCGGAAAACCTTATAAAGTAAAAAATGTTATTATTGCCAAGGGGCATAAGAAAATAGAAGATAAGGAAGAGGATATGAGCAAAAGTGTAAAAGAGGGTATTGATAAACCTATGGGTCCTGGAATAGAAGCGGACAAACCCGTAGGCTTAGTTTCGTTTGCTTCCTTTAATAAGATAATTGGTAGACATAAATTAGAATATACTACTGATGCACAAGCCACAGAGGATGAGAAAGCAATAGTTGGTAAAAAAACACAACATAATGTACAAGCTAAAAAGCGCATGCAAATGGGATTGGACTGATGGAAGAATTAATAAAGTTACTAAGCCAGACATTAGCAGATACTTTTGTCATGTATTTTAAAGCGCATTCTGCACATTGGAATATTGAAGGACCTAATTTTCCTCAGTATCATAAATTTTTAGAAGATATATACACAGAATTACATGGCGCAGTTGATCCAATTGCAGAAGAAATACGAGCATTAGATTCATACGCCCCATCAACTTTAGCTAGTCTATTGGCTATGGCTACAGTTACAGAATCAATGCCGAGTAATTCTAGAGATATTTTTCAAGATTTATTAGATAGTAATAATTTAATTTTAGTCACATTGATGCGAGCATACCAAGCTGCAGAAAAACAATCTGAAATGGGGTTATCTAATTTTATTCAAGATAGAATAGATATTCATAACAAACATGGTTGGATGTTAAAGGCGTTACTTAAATGAAAACATTAAAAGACTTTTTAGAGGTAGATTTATCTGAAGAAGAAATAACTGATCTTGTGGAGCAGATAACTTGGGAAGATATTATAGATCTTTATGAGTCGGATGAACTCTACCATGAGGATGAGGATAAAGAACCTGTTACTTTATCTGAAAAAATATCAGCCTCATCTAGAATGAAGAAATCACAGCAGGCCATGCAGCGTAAGCAAAAACTGCAAACAGCCAAGAAGATGAAATTAAAAAGACCTTCTACTACTGCAGTTTTAACCACACGAGCTAAAGCTGCAGCTAGAAGAATGATAATGAAAAAATTGCTAAAAGGTAGAAATAAGGCATCGTTATCTGCACAAGAAAGAGATCGTATAGAAAGTAGAGTAAAACAATTGATTGCAAATCAACCTGGTCTAATTGCCAGAACTTTACAAAAAGTAAAAGGTATAGAAAGAACTAGATTATCTGGTGCTAAAAAGAAATGAAAAATTATAGGCAATTCAAGATACAATTACAAGAACAAGTGTGTCCTATTGCCACTAAAGATTTACATGTAAATGTTGAGAATAGACAGCATGCTATAGATGAATATGTTTATGGGCCCGCCAATCCAAATGAACCAGGTGATTACTGGGAAAGACTTGCTAAAATTTGGGACATTCCTGCAGAGGAAGCCAGCACTATGAGATGTTACAATTGTGCTGCATTTAATGTAACTAAAGAAATGAGAAAATGTATTGCAGATGGTATTGGCCCCAATGGTATGGATGTGGTTGAACAATCCAATTTAGGATATTGTGAAATTCTTCAATTTAAATGCGCAGGAGATAGATCCTGTAGCGTTTGGCTTACTAACGGACCATTAAAATGAACGAAGAAAAAAAACCTTGGGATAAACCTAATCCCAATAAAGGCGATGGCGGAAAGATGACGTCTGCGCAAAAAGCTGAAGCAAAACGAAGAGCAAGAGCTGCTGGTCGTCCTTATCCAAATTTAGTGGATAATATGGCGGCTATGAAAGAAAGTAAAGTTATAAAATTTTCCGAACTGCGTAAACAATTGGACTCTATATGTTTTGATTGTGATGATGATTCTGCCTATGGTTCAGTGGAAGAAGATTTCGATCCTACTGGTGACGAACAATATGAGGATTGGGATTTATCCGAAGCAAAAGTAGATCCAAATGATAATTCTATTCCATTTGAAGGTCCTTATACCAAGGTTACACCTGCTCAATCTGGCAGTAAAAAACCTGCAGCGTTATCGAGAGCTAAACATCTTGCTCAACAAATGAAAAATAAAATGAGTAAGATGAAAAAAGATTTGGATGAAGCTAATAATGCTGACCAGTATACCTACATCGATCAGACTAAAGGTCCTGTATTAAGGGGTAAAACTGGGACATATGTAGGTTATACACATTCTGCCACCAAAGGCAAAGGTGCCAACATTCTAAAGCATAATATGACTAAAAAGTATTATGCAGCAGGTGGTTCCTCTACGGCATTTACTCAAAAAACTACTCTACATGATACACCTGAAGATGCAGCTAGAGCATATCACAAAGGCAATCTTGCTGAAGCATCTCCTATGATCAAACCACCTAAGAATGAGTTTGGTAAAAAAGAAGATGCCTTTGCGCATGCCAAACAGCATGGCGGCAAGGTCATGAAAAAGACATTTATTCATCCTACTTCGGGTATGAAGACAGTTAGCTATGTTGTTAGAGAAGAAACCGAGATTGACGAAGCATCTAAGAAACCCAATGCTACAACACGTCATTTGAGAGATTATCCTGTCAGTGATAGAGAGATGGTTAAACCTGTTAAGCCTGAGAAGAAAAAAGATGAAAAGAAGGCAGTGGCGGAAGGCTTGGACCTCCTAGAAGCAGAAAAGAATGGTAAAAAGGTTCAACTAAATAAACCTTTTAGAACATCTGACGGCAAAGGTAAATTTGCTGTATATTCAAAGAATGAAAAAGGTAATGTAGTTAAAGTGAATTTCGGTGATACAACTGGATTGACTATTAAGACAAGTAATCCAGATAGACGTCGTAATTTTAGAGCTAGACATAATTGCGATAATCCGGGTCCGAAACACAAAGCTCGTTATTGGTCTTGTAAAGCGTGGTCTAGAGATTCAGTTTCAGCGGGTTTAGGAACTTAATAAATAATTAATCATTTAAGGAAATTCAAATGACAAGAATAACAAATGAGCTTTTTGAATCAATACAAAAAGTATTGCGAGGTGATTCACCTATTAAAGAAAATAAAGATGTAGTAGAAGGTCAAGTAGATAAGGCTCACTATTGCGCTACCCACGTTGAGCATCCTATTTTCGGTGATGGGGAATGTATTGCTGAGGCACATGCTGATCCTGATGCTGAAGGTAATATTGCTTGGTATACTGTAAAATTTAGCGACGGTATTCGTAAAGTATATACCGAAGCTATGAAAGTTAAAAAAGCTAAGATGCATGAGCATGCTGAAGTAACTGATGAAATGATAGACCAAGAAGTAGCTGATATGTCAGACGAAGAGTTTGAAGAAACTCTACAAGAAGCACTTGCTCTAGATGAAGCATCATACTCAGCAAAGGCTGCTCGTGCTGGTAAGGATATAGGTAAACCTGGTAAGATGTTTGGTAAGATTGCTGCATCTGCTGCAAAGCGTTATGGTTCAGCTGAAAGAGGCAAGAAAGTTGCTGGCGCTGTTTTAGCTAAACTCCGTGCAAAGAGCATGGAAGAAGCATTAGCTGTATCACCTGTATCGCATGTATCACCTTCAAACCCAAATAGTAGTAAAGAAGATGAAAAAAATCGAAAGGCTTCTTTGTTAATAGATAAAATTAGGTCTTTTAGACAACTTAAACAAGATTATAAAGAAAAGGGCAATTCACAAAGACACAAAGAATTTCATGACAAGTTACACGATGCTGATAAAGAATATCAGAAACTAGGTCATAAGAGTCTTTTGAAAAAAGATGATCATATATTGGAAGAAGTAGAACAGACTAATGAAGGTGCGATGAGCGATTTAGATGCTGATCGTAAAGATAGGGCATATCAATCACGTCAGGCTAGGACTACAATGAAACACATACCCAATCCAACACCTGGTGAAAAGGAAGCTGCCAGGGACATCAAGCCTGGTATTGCAGGATACCGTGATAGAATTGCAATGCTTAAATCTGCTCAGGCACGTGGTGGAATGAAAGAAGGGATGGATCCTGTCGGTAAAGAAGATTCAGACGTAAATAATGACGGCAAAAAAGATAGTTCAGATTCTTATCTACTTAATCGTCGTAAGGCAATTAAAAAATCAATGATGAAAGAAAGTGTACCATTTACAATAGTAATAGAAAATCAATACAATGTTGATATACCTACTAATCTAACTTATTCTGATTATCTAGATGCAGTTAAAACAATCATATCTAGTGATGATCCAGAATTTCAACAAGATATAGTAAATATAGCAGCAGAAGCTTTTGATACAGGCAAAATAGAAATTATTGCTGAGGCATTACTTATTAAACAAGGCGTCTTGGAAGCTTATAGATCTACTGCAGATTATGGTAACCAAAAACTATACAGCAAAGAACTAAGTGGTACTGTAGATAGATCAAAACCTGGCGTAGTAAAATTTTCTAGAGATACACAGCAAACAATTGGTATGGATCAAAAAACTAGAAAAGCTAAGAAAGAACGCGAGGCAAAAGTTTTTGGCAATAAGTAACGCCAATAAATATTCAAAAGGGGAAAAAAATGTCTCTATGGGGTAAAATAGACAGACGAGAAGTTTCTGCAACAGCAACTGCTAATAATGGTAGTGATACTGTTGTTACCAGTGCTTCTGTAGTAACTGCAGCTAATGGATTCCAAGCTGGGTATTCTTTAGTTATTGCTAACGTAGATTATAGAATAGCAAAGTTAGTATCAGGGAATACTATTCAATTGGATACAACTTTTAAAGGTGCTAACGTAGCTACTGCAAATATTGCATTACAAGAAGATCCAAAATGGGTAAGCACCAATGGATGGGGAGCTAATGTAAGTATTGGTAGTGGAGCTAACACTGTTAATAAGGCATCCGTAGTCGGGGTGGATTTAAATGAGGTGAATGCTAGAGATAATAAACTCAAAGGTATTAACCATACGGGTTGGGTACATTATAATACATATACTACTACACAGGGCAGCACCAGAAACAAAGCTGAAACACTTGTAGCAATGTCGAAGAATTTTAATGAAAATAGTGGCGGCACTTTATTGGGTGATGCTAACGATGACTCTACAGTAAAAGATTATTTCATATATTTTACTACAGTACCATCAGCTGCATCCAATACAACTGGTAATGCTGTAGTATTTACTGCAGCTCCTAGATCTTCGCCAAATGGTGCTACAATTACAATACGTTGGGAATACTCTACAGATAATACAACCTTCGTAACAGTACCATATAGTGCTAATATTTCAGGTAACACTACAAATACATTGACTATATCTAACGTAAGTGTAATTGCTAATAGATACTTCCGTGCTAATGCTTCTACAGTTTCTGGTGGTGGCACAAGCAACGTAACAACTTCTGCACAGGCTACAGTAGTATAATAAAACATGGCTGATGTAAAAATCACAGAATTACCCTCAGCGAACCTGGTTCAACGAGGGGATTACTTTTATCTTGTACAGAACGGTGTTAGTAAAAATATCACCGCGGCAAATATATTTGCCTATATTAATGACCCAACTATTAATGGTAATGTCATTATTGGGTCAGATGTACAAAATATCTACGATTCAAATACGATTTCTGTATCTAAAGTTAGAACAGATTTGTATGCGAATACTGCAGCTAATACATCAGCTATAGCTAATGTTTCAGTATTACCTAAAACATTATTTCTTTATACTTCGAATGTCTTATTTTCGGGTAAAGGGTTAAGCTTAGTACAAGGTTCACCTATTACCCAAATATTTGTTGTTACTCATAAAAACGGTAAAATATTATTAAATGGTAATGACCCTGAAAATTGGGTCAATACTACAGATGCAACCAGACCTTATACTGCGTTCAAACCATTTTCAAGCGGTTTAAGATTAATTGCAGGTTCAACATATATCTTCGATGTTAGCGATTCTACTAACTCGAGTAATATTATTGCCCTATCTACTACATTTGATGGGTCTAATTTCCTTGGTACTAAATACACTTCCAATGTTACTGTAAATGGCACACCGGGTACAACTGGTGCCAATTTAGTTTACCAACCTCCAATTGTTTCTATTGATCAGGGAGGTATTGATTATTTAGATATACCACCAGGTCAAAATGGCCAAATAAAAATAATTACTTTAAAAACTACTAATGGCGGTAGTTTTGTTCTTAGAAGTAATATTTTTAACAATATAGGATTGCGTTTTACTAAACCTGGCGATTCTACGGTATTACAATATACAGGTAATTCATGGTCTGTAATAAGTAGTTATTCTACTGCCACAGGCACAACTGCAGATATACTTGAAGTATCATCAAATTTATATTACACCAATGCGAGAGCAAGGGGTGCTATAAGTGCCGGTGATAATACTATCATATATGATTCTGCTAACGGTACTTTAAAGGCAAATGTAACCTTTTTAGCCAATGCAGTTATATCCGTAGCAGGTAAACAAGGTGTAGTAACATTATACACTACAGATGTTCCCGAGGATCCTAATCCTTTATTGGCAAATACCAATATTGGTAATGTATACTTTACTAATGCAAGAGCACAAGCAGCAATGGTGCCAACTCTTGCATCATTACGTGAAGAAGTTTCTCGTCCACATGCAAATGTAATTTACGTAGCTACCACAGGCAATGATGCTTATGATGGTAGAACACTAGCTAATGCTGTAGCAAATATTCATACTGCTTTAAGTTTAGCCACACCTTGGACAACTGTTAAGGTGTTAAGTGGTGAATATACTTTATATGGAAATCCTATTAATATACCTACAAGAGTGGGGTTATTAGGAGATAATTTGAGAACTACAACTGTACGTCCTCAAAATGAATATTCTGATTTGTTCTATGTGAATAATGCATCATATGTCTGGGGATTTACTTTTAGAAATCATAAATCACCTTCCTCAGTATTTAGTTTTAATCCTAATGGATCTGCCGGTTATATTACTACCTCTCCTTATATTCAAAATTGCTCGTCTATAACAACTAACGGTACTGGTATGAGAGTAGATGGTAATTATGTTACCGGTCTACGATCAATGGTTTGTGATTCTTATACACAAACTAATGAAGGTGGTATTGGCATACATATGCTTAATAGAGGTTACACGCAATTGGTATCGGTGTTTACCATATGCTGTAATATAGGTGTACTATGTGAGAAGGGTGGATTCTGTTCTATTACTAATTCCAATACATCTTTTGGCACATATGGTTTGGTTGCTGATGGGGTAAGTTTCCCGCTTTACTACGCTAAAGTAATCGGCAACACAAAAGGCAGAAGTTTTAGATTATCAAATGTTTCGCAGAATTTTGTAGCAATAGGTGATGTTGTAACCTTTGCTAATTATAACCAAGAAAAATGTGAAAGAGATACTAAATTAATTGTAGATTCTGTAGCAATAGATGTAGCATACAATAGTAATACCCAAACTACCTTCGCAGGATTGCAGTATTGGGCGCAAAGTTCTTCAGCTATTCCAAATCAATCTACAGAAACAGTAGCTGCAATTAACTATGTTAAAGGATTAGCTACTAGAGCTATTCAAGATTTAACTGCCAATGTTAGTGGCACTCCTTTATACCAAATTACAGTTCCACAGTACAGAGATGCTACGAAGGCAGTGTCATCTGGATCGGGTCCCGTTAGAGATTTTAGTAACACGTTTGGTTTAGTTGCAAATATTATTTCCAACGGAACAGTAGGTATAACTAGTAATATTATTCCTAATGCTTATCCGCCAAGAGTAGATACAGATACAGTAAATGCTGGTAATGTACTAATAAACAATAGACTGTTCTTACAAAAGGAAGGTGTAGCTTTTGTTCAAGCTACATATCCAGGTTTCTTAGCTAACATAACTAATGGTTCAACCAAGTGCGAAAGAGATATAGGATATATTGTAGATAGTATATACTTTGATTTATTGCACGGTGGTAATAGACAAGCGACAATGTCTGGTGTTTATTATTATAACCAAAGTAATACTGCAACGCAAGTAGTCGGACAGGTAGCTCAAACTGCTAATGCTTTTTTATATTTAAAAGATATAACACCGCAGATTATTCAAGCCATTCCTTTAACACAAACCTATCAATTGATAACTGGTAGAACACCTCAGGTAAGTCAAAACACAACAGCTGCAGCTGCGGTGACTACTGCAGGTGCTCCGGAGCAACAACGAATAAATTCGTTAATTAATAGAATGGCCAATATTATACTTTTTGGTCCATCAGTTGCTCCTGCTAAATTGCCTATATCTGCTAATGTAGGAACTTTAATTAATCCTACAACTAATGATGGTTATGATAGAACTGCTAAATTACTGTATAATAATAGAGATTTTCTAGCTGCGGAAGTCGTTGGTTTTGTGAATATGAATTGGTCTAACATCTCAGGTGGACAGGCAACTTATTTTACTGTAGCTACTTCAACTAATGTAGTAAATAATGCTACCGTAACAGTAGGTGTTTCACCTATAGGGTTTAGTAATATCACATTGGATACAAGAACTCTGTTTACTGTACCAGCTAATTCATTTGCATCTTTTCATCAACCTAGTTATATTTCAGCATCAAGTCATACGATGGAATATGTAGGTGCTGGTGACACATTGATGACTGCCTTACCTTATATGGGAGGTGTTCCCAATCAAGAAAATGAAGTCGTTGAAAGAAACGGCGGTGCTGTTTATTATACAACTACAGATCATTTAGGTGATTTTAGAATTGGTAATGAATTATTAATTAATAGAGCTACAGGTACAATTAATGGTAGAACATTTAATAAAAGTTTGTTCGCAGTTATGACACCATATATATTAGCAATAGAAGGATAATAGTAAATGGCAACCTTAGTTCCATTAAATACGTTCAAAACCATAACATCACCTCTTTTTGCAAATGTAGGCATATTATATACTACTCCAGAAGAAACTGCTACTATCGTTTTAATGGCTCAGGTTGCTAATATAAGAGATGATTATGACTCTAATGTAACTTTTGCGCATTTATCTAATACAGGAACCGTTGTAACTGAATTAGTTAGAAATTTTCCTATGGGAAGACAAGACGCGGCATCGGTTTTAACGGGTAAATTAGTATTAGAAGCGAACGCTTCTGTAATGGCTTATGCTGGTGCGAATTCAAATCTTAAAATTACACTTAGTTTACTAGAAACAAGCTTGATCTAAATGTCATTAAAGCGCCTAAGTAATAAAGTAAAACTTACTCCTGCGGCAAATGTATCGAGCTCTCGATACACTTTCCTATCTCTGGAAGAGGCTGAACCAAGTTTAGGTATACCTCAAGGTAATGGATTTGTATTATTAGCTAATGTAGATGGTTCAAGATATTGGAGTAATGTTTTAACTAGCATAGAGGGTGGCGGTGGCGCCACTACTTTTACTAGTTATGTTTATACAGTAGGCAATGCTACTAGCGGTACAACTGTTGGACAAACAGTTTTTACCGGTCCAGATGACAACAATAATACACTTTCATTAACGAATCCTAATAATATTTTAGTGGATATAAATGGTATAACCATATATCCTACTATAGATTATACCGCAACAAATAATACTCTCACTTTAAATTTGGGATTAGAATTTGGTTCTCTGCATATAACTAGAATTATTGTTGGAGTAGGTTCCACCGGTGCACAGGGTGCTGCAGGAACTCAAGGTACACAAGGTGCCCAAGGAGCCCAAGGAGCACAAGGTTCACAGGGCACTCAGGGAGCAGGCGGTACAGCAGGAACTGTAGGTATCACAGGTCCTCAAGGTGCTTCTGGTCCTCAGGGGGTCCAAGGATCAACTGGACCTCAAGGTGCAACAGGAACTCAAGGCAATGTAGGTAATCAAGGTCCACAAGGTGCAGGTGGTTCTGGTCCTCAAGGAGATACTGGTCCTCAAGGAGATACTGGTCCTCAAGGTAATATAGGCAATCAAGGCCCACAAGGCGCAGGCGGAGCTGGTCCACAAGGCGCAACAGGAACTCAAGGTGTAACTGGACCACAAGGCGCAACAGGCCCCCAGGGTGCTTCTGGACCTTCAGGGCCTCAGGGTGCTCAGGGTACTACTGGTGTACAAGGTTTCCAAGGTGTAACTGGTGCGCAAGGTGCCCAGGGTCATCAAGGTGTTCAAGGATTAACTGGGCCACAAGGTGCAACTGGTCCACAAGGTTTAGTGGGTGTACAAGGATCACAAGGAAATGTCGGTAATCAAGGACCTCAAGGTGCAGGTGGCTCTGGTCCACAAGGTGCAACTGGTCCTCAAGGATCGCAGGGTCCATCAGGTTCGCAGGGATCTACAGGAACTCAAGGTCCACCTGGTTCATCTGCTCCTGGTCCACAGGGCACAACTGGTCCACAAGGATCTACCGGACCAACGGGTTCTCAAGGTCCCAATGGTAACCCAGGTCCTCAGGGCAATACTGGACCAGGCGGCAACACTGGTCCTCAAGGTAGTCCAGGACCTGCAGGCAATACGGGTCCACAGGGCACAACTGGTCCACAAGGATCTACCGGACCAACGGGTTCTCAAGGTCCTGGAGGTAATGCCGGCCCTCAAGGTAGCCCAGGTTCTCAGGGACTAACAGGGCCTCAAGGAGCAACAGGTCCATCTGGCCCTCAAGGATCGCAAGGAGCGGGGGGCAGTACAGGTTCCCAAGGTTTACCTGGTCCTCAGGGGGCCAACGGTCCACAAGGATCTACTGGACCTACTGGTACTCAAGGTTCTACTGGCCCTGGTGGTGCAACTGGACCTCAAGGTAATACTGGTCCTGCAGGCCCACAAGGTTCTACAGGTCCCGGCGGTGCTACCGGTCCCGGCGGCGCAACCGGACCTCAAGGTAATCCTGGTCCCAGCGGTGCTACTGGCCCTGGTGGTGCAACCGGACCTCAAGGTAATCCCGGACCCGGTGGTGCTACTGGCCCTGGCGGTGCAACTGGTCCACAAGGATTAACTGGTCCACAAGGATTAACTGGTCCACAAGGCGCAACTGGACCTACTGGTACTCAAGGCGCAACTGGACCTGGAGGAAATCCAGGTCCACAAGGATTAACTGGTACTCAAGGCGCAACTGGACCTACTGGTACTCAAGGCGCAACTGGACCTGGAGGAAATCCAGGTCCACAAGGATTAACTGGTCCACAGGGTAATCCTGGTCCAGCAGGTTTCGTTCCTGGACCACAAGGTCTAACGGGACCACAAGGTCTAACGGGACCACAAGGTCTAACTGGACCTGGAGGAAGTCCTGGTCCACAGGGTAGTCCTGGTCCCGGCGGTGCTACCGGTCCCGGCGGCGCAACTGGACCTCAAGGTGCAACTGGACCTCAAGGCGGCCCTGGTCCAGCAACCATACCATCAGATTTAACTTTGAATAGTTTGGGAGTAGGTACTCCAGCTAGTGGTTCTGGTGGGGACATTAGAGCTACGGGTGATGTAACCGCATATTATTCTGATGAAAGATTAAAAACTAATATCACACCTATTGTTAATGCTTTGGGCAAAATTAGGCAATTATCTGGTGTATCGTTTATGGCAAATGAAGTAGCGGGTAGTTATGGATATGATACTAATAGGATTGAAATAGGTGTGATAGCTCAAGAAGTAGAAAAAGTACTACCAGAAATTGTTGTACCTGCACCATTTGATATAGGTGTTCAAGGTTCTGGGCATGAGTATTCTAAGAGCGGTCAAAATTATAAAACCGTCAAGTATGAAAAATTAGTAGCACTTCTAATAGAAGCAGTAAAAGAATTGGATTTATTAGTAAAGAGTAAAGGTTTATAATGCCAAGAATTGGTGGATCTAGCGTTAGATTGGGTGCTTGTTTAGGTGATACCTACGGAGCTAGTGATGGAGGATCTACATCATTAAGTGAATTGTATGCGGGAGGAGATCATGTGCCCGCAGGATCCTGGGCATATCCTGATCTTAGTAATCATTGTTATATACCTACTGGCGGCACAACAAGTATTCGCAGATACATTTACGGTACTAAGGGAGCATTTGAGGCAATAGAAACATCTTATGGTGGGGGACCCTTTTCCACACTTTCTGGTACTAATTGGGTTTCTGAAGATTTTCAGCCCGGCGCTTCTACTATGTATACTTACATATATCTTTACGCAGATGGTACAATGGAAATACGTGGAACAGATTCGTTGAGTGGTAGTGTTTCTCTTTTTAATAGCTATTGGTATTGGCCAGTTACAGGTGGTATAGGTAGTTCTTTTTATGTCAGATTCACTAGACAAAATTTGTACTATCAGGGGGGATCTGGGGCATCATCCCCTTCTACTGGATGGTTGTCTTTATCCTCTTCTCAATCGGTTTATGTACAAAAAGTTAATAGTAATACAGGAGCATGGGGTGCAACCTATATGGTAGAAGTTTCTCCCAATCAATCCTCGCCTATCTACACTACAGCTGGAATAAATATAGAAGCCATAGTATCTAACTAATATGTTTGAAATACCTATTCTTCCAAGGATAGCAATATTTTCAATTGATAAAATAGATAAGAATTTTAGAACTACAGAAACATTTGAAGGAATAGCTTCTGAGTTAGAAATCCATTTTTTTAATTGTAGTATTGATCCTAAATTATTAAGTAAATTTGATCTAATAATTATTGTAGGTAATCCTTTGTTATGGAAACCTATAAGTATATCTAATCTTAATATTGTTTTAGTAGATAAGATAAGTTCTTTGGATGCTGATCTAATTTACAATGAGTATTTGATCAGAATACTGGAGGATAAAAATCCCAAGGTAAGTGTATTTACTCCCACCTATAATAGTTTTGATAAAATAGACAGAGCATATCATAGTCTATTAGAACAATCTTTTACGGATTGGGAATGGATTATTGTAGATGACTCTTCTGATAAAAGTAATGTAGAGTATATAAAAAGATTAGTTAATAATGATAAACGTGTTAAAGTATTTAATTATGTAAATAGAAGTGGTTTTATAGGCCAAACTAAAAGATTCGCTGCTAGTTTATGCAACGGGGAGTATCTTTTAGAATTAGATCATGATGATATCCTACACCATCTGGCTCTCGAAAAAATAGTTAATGCTTTTGCAAAATATGAGGATGCTGGATTTTGTTATTCTTCCTCAGCAGAATTTTTTGATGATGGTGGTAATGTAGATTATGGTGATTATTTTGCCACAGGGTATGGTCAACATTATGATCTATGGTACAAAGGTAGGCATTACAGACCTTCAAGAGTCCCTATTAATTTTTCAACTATTCGTCATATAGTGGGAACTCCTAATCACTTTAGATGTTGGAAAAGGTCGATATATAATAGTATAGGCAGACACAATGATAAACTTAATTGTGTAGATGATTATGAATTGTTGGTTCGAACTTTTCTTACTACAAAATTTATTCACATAAAAGATTGTTTATATTTTCAGACAACCAACATTGAGTCTGCAACTAATTCGAGACGTCGAGAAATACAACGAAAAGTTGATAGAATTTGTAATTATTATGAAAGGCAAATATTAAAAAGAATAGAAGACCTAGGTGGATATAATTTTCATCTAGATAATAAACCTGCACAACATTATGCGTTAAATTATGAATACTAATTTTGTTACAGAATCTGCAATTAAATTGCCCAATTTAATAAAACAAATGGGCAATAGTTTAATTGGTTGCGAGTTGGGTGTTTGGTATGGTAGAAATTCAGGATATCTTTTACAAGAATGCAGTAATATAAAATTGTTGTATGGAATAGATCCCTATTTACCTTATCAAGATTGGAATAGATATATTACTGAAGAAGACATTAACTCGATCAAACGAGAGGCATTACAATCGTTAAGTGTATTTAATGATAGATTTAAACTTATAGAAAAGCCTGCAGACCAAGCTAGGCACCTTATAGATGATTATAGTTTAGATTTTATTTTTATAGATGGTGACCATTCTTTTGAAATGTGCTATAGTGATATTAATAATTACTATAATAAAGTAAGACGAGGTGGTTTATTTTCCGGCCATGATTTCACATTACCGGGGGTAAATAAAGCCTTAGCTAAATTTAGAAAAGAGAATAATTTAAAAAATAATTTTAAAGTTATACAAAATGATGTGTGGTATTGGATAAAGGATTGATATGATACGAGATAATCACAAAACAATGACCGATAAAATTTTCGGTTTTATAGATGATTTTTATTTAGAAAATAATCATTTAAGAATTTCAGGTTGGATGGTTCCAACCGTTCCAAAAGTAGATTTAGATTTCTTTTTAGAAATCGATGGCAAAATGATAACTATATTTTGCTATAATGAAAGACAAGATGTAGCGGATGCATATAATAGTCAATCATTAGATTTTATCAATTCTGGATTTGATGTTTGTATACCTGCACCAAAAACACCTAATGTAAAGATTATTCTTTCTTATAACAGTACATTACTAACTATATATGAATTAGATGTAAATAAATTTTATAAAAAATTATTATCGGATACATCAATTCAAGAATATAATGAAATAAAAATATCTAATAATATCTTTCCCGAAATAATAGTTGTAGATAATTTTTATGAGAATCCAGATCAAGTAAGGCAGATTGCTTTACAACAAGTATATGAGCCCGACCTAAGATATTTTAAGGGCAAAAGAACAACTAGTAAATTTTTGGCGCCCGGTACAAAGCAGTTATTTGAACAACTAATAGGTAAAAAAATAACTGTATGGGAAAATCATTCCTATAATGGAGTTTTTCAATATTGTACTGCTGAGGATCCATTAGTATACCATTCAGATATACAAAGCTTTGCCGCAGCAATTTACCTAACACCCGATGCACCTGTAGAAACTGGGACAAGTTTTTTTAGAAGTAAAAAATATCCTAGAATAAGAAAGGTGCATTCTAACGATGTTAACTATAATGATGTATTTGAAAACGATTATTATGATAAAACAAAATTTGATGAAGTGGACACTGTAGGCAATGTGTTCAATAGATTAGTTATTTGGGATGCTAGATTAATTCATTCGGCGTCTAATTATTTCGGCAACAATCTTCAAAATTCTAGATTATTTCATTTGTTTTTCTTTGATACGGAATAGATATGAGAGATTATTGGCAGGTTTGGCCTGGTGCTTTAGATGATGAGTTATGTGATAAAATTATAAAAACTGGTTTAAAGTATGACGCTGTTGAATCTGGAATAGGATTTGGTAGCGATCATAAAATAGATAATGATTATAGATCATCTAAAATAAGATGGATAAATATTTACGAGTATTATATTTCGGCTTTAGTTATTTACTTTGCCCAAGAAGCTAATAGAACAGCGTTAGATATGGATATTTACAATCATGTTTCTGAGATACAATTCACAGAATATGATAGTGTATACAAAGGTAAATACAATGAGCATAACGATGTAAACTGGTTACATGATAGTAAATCTGAAAGAAAATTATCAGTAGTGTTTCAGCTATCTAAACCAGAAGATTATGAGGGTGGTAGATTCAATTTTAGAAGTATACCAAATCCTACCGAAGCTCAGTTTTTACCTAGAGGTTCGGTGTTAGTGTTTCCCTCATTATTTGAACATTCTGTTTCTGAGGTTACTCAAGGAAAGCGATATAGTTTAGTTTCTTGGGTACAGGGACCAAAAATCCGATAATATAATTTCTGTTTTATATAAATATTAGAATAACTATTATGTAACAGGAAGAAGATGGCATCTATTGCAAGAATATCTGCTGGATTTATTGGATCAGGCAATGTTCTAACTTCTAATTCTATATCTGCTAATTCTTTATCTAATATATCAGTAGATAGTCTTAAAGATGTAGATACTAGTACAACACCAGCTTCGGTAAATAATACCTTACTATGGGATGGAACCAATTGGGTACCCGGTTCCATCCTTGTGTCTGCGTCTGAAAATTCCAACATAGCCAATATTGTTTTAGGGCTAGTAACACCTGCCTTAGTTTCGGGTTATGCTAATAATGCTGGTAATGCCAATTATTCAAATGTATCAAACATAGTAGTCAGATTATCTAATCATACTACTTCTAATTTAGCAGAAGGCAATAATTTATATTTTACTAATACTAGAGTTGATGCAAGAATAGCAACAACTAGTATTAATGCTTTGGTAGATGTAAACACGACAGGTGTAACTACAGGGCAAGTTTTAGAATGGAATGGTTCTAATTGGGTACCTAATTCTATTACTGCAGGTATTGCAACTTTTGCTACTTCTTCAAATTTTGCCAATACAGCTAATTTTGCCAATACATCAAATCTAGCTAATTTAGTTATTAGCTTATCAAATTTAAGTACTTCTAATTTATCAGAGGGTGCTAATCTATATTTTACTAATACTAGAGTAGATGCAAGATTAAGTACTTCCAATATTAATGTACTAGCTGATGTAAATACTACCGGCGCTAATTCTGGTGATTATCTACGATACAATGGTTTGTATTGGTATCCTAGCACCGCCGTTGTAGCAACTACTGCAACGTCAGCAAATATTGCTGATGCTGCTAATATTGTATATACATTAAGTAATTTTACTACAGCCAATCTAACAGAAAATACTAATCTATACTACACTAACACTAGAGTTTTATCTAATGTTTCATTACTAAGTATTAATGTATTAGCAGATGTAGATACTACAGGTGTTTCATCCGGTCAAGTGTTAAAATGGGACGGTAGTAAATGGGCACCGTCTAATGATTTGTCCGGCGGTGCTGCTGATATATCTAATTTTGCTAACACATCTAATCTTGCTAATTTAGTTGTATCGTTAAGTAATCAAACCACATCAAATCTTGCTGAGGGTACAAATCTATATTTTAGTAATGCTAGAGTATTATCCAACATCGCATTATTAAGTGTAAACGCATTAGCTGATGTTGATACTACTGGTGTTTCATCTGGACAAGTATTAAAATGGGATGGTAGTAAATGGGCGCCTGCAACTGATTTGTCAGGCGGCGCTGCTGATGTTTCTAATTTTGCCAATACGGCAAATTTAGCTAATCTCGTATTGTCACTTAATAATTTAAGTACTTCTAATTTATCTGAAGGTACAAATTTATACTATACTAACGCTAGAGTTTATTCTAATGTAATTAGTTTATTAAATGCGAAAGCTAATGTAAGTGATCTTACTACAGCAAATGTAACAGAATTAAACAATCTATATTACACGAATGCTAGAGTACTTTCTAATATAGCATTATTGAGCGTAAATGCTCTGGCAGATGTTGATACTACTGGTGTTGCATCTGGCCAAGTACTTGCATGGAATGGTACTAATTGGGTACCTAATACTATTTCTGCTGCGTCATCCACTACAGCAAATTTTGCCAACACATCTAATCTTGCTAATTTAGTTGTATCGTTAAGTAATCAAACTACATCCAATTTAGCTGAAGGTGTTAATCTTTACTATACTAACGCTAGAGTTTATTCTAATGTAATTAGTTTACTAAACGCCAAAGCAAATGTTTCTGATTTAACCACAAGTAATGTTGTCGAAGGTACTAGTTTATATTATACTAATTCAAGAGTACTATCCAACGTTTCTTTAATGAGCGTAAATGTATTAGCAGATGTAGATACTACAGGTGTTAGTACAGGACAAGTATTGAAATGGGATGGTAGTAAATGGGCACCGTCTAGTGATTTGTCTGGTGGTTCTGCAGACACAGCAAATTTTGCGAATACATCTAATCTTGCTAATTTAGTATTAAGTTTGTCTAATTTAAGTACTTCTAATTTATCTGAAGGTACAAATTTATACTACACTAACGCTAGAGTATATTCTAATGTAATTAGTTTATTAAACGTTAAAGCAAATGTCTCAGATTTAACCACAGCAAATGTGGTAGAAAATCCCAATTATCTATATTTCTCAAATGCTAGAGTATTAGCAGGTTTAGTTGGTCAGGATGTAGTTGTAGATGATTTAACTATTCAAGGTGATTTAACAGTTAATGGTAATGTAACTACCTTTAATACTGCTACACTAATAGTAGAAGATAAAAATATCTTAATAGCTAATGGTGCATCTTCGCCAGCAGTGGCTGATGGTGCGGGCATAACTATTCAAGGTGCAAATGCAAATATTACTTATGTATTTTCTACAGATAGAATTAGTTTTAATAAAGCTCTAGATATAAATGGGGCGTTGGTATTAACTTCTGCAAGCACTTCTACTACAACTATACCTGAAGGTTCTAATTTATATTATTCTAATGCTCGTGTATATGCAAATATAGCTCCGCTATTAACAACTTCCAATATTATTGAATTAAATAATCTTTACTATACTAATGCAAGAGTATATTCTAATGTAATTGGATTATTAAATGCCAAGGCAAATGTAGTTGATTTAACAACAAGTAATGTTGCTGAAGGATCTAGTCTTTATTATACAAATGCAAGAGTATATGCAAATGTCAGTCCATTATTAACGACTGCAAATGTAACAGAAATAACTAATCTTTATTATACTAATGCAAGAGTAAAATCATACCTAGAAGTATTAGATGGTAATATTATTCCTGCAACGGATGTTGCTTATAACTTAGGTTCTAATAGTAAGCGCTGGAAAGATTTATATCTATCCGGCAACACAATCTTCTTGGGCGAAACACTATTACAATCATCTCCCAATGGATTGTCAGTAGTAAGCGCAAATATATTTACATTGATAGGCAATTCTATAAGTGTAGATACAGTTGTGTCTAATAGTTGGGGTAAACTTTATTCCGATAATGTTATAGAAGGTTCTAAACTTTTCTATTCAAATGCTCGTGTATATGCAAACATTGCTCCTTTATTAACAACATCTAACATAGCTGAACTAAATAATCTTTATTATACAAATGCAAGAGTATATTCTAACGTTGTTGGACCTTTAGCCACCAAAGCTAATGTAGTAGATCTTACCACAGCAAATGTAATAGAAAGTGCAAGTAATCTATATTATACTAATGCAAGAGTACATGCTAATATATCTCCTCTTCTAACTACTGCTAATATATCAGAAGTAGGCAACAATTTATACTATACAAATGCAAGAGCTCGTACTGCAGTATCAGCTGGTGATATTACAATCATATATGATCCTGTAGCAGGTACTATCAGAGCCAATACAGTAGCATTGGGCGCCAATGTTACTAGTGTTAATAATTTACAAGGCGCAGTATCATTAAGCACCGGCGAAATTCCTGAAGGCTCTAACCTATATTATACTAATGCAAGAGTATTGTCCAATGTGACATTGATGAGCATAAATGTATTGGCCGATGTTGACACCACCGGTGTTTCGTCAGGTCAAGTATTAGCTTGGAACGGTAGCAGTTGGGTACCTAATACTATTTCAACTAGTTCTTCAGATGTTGCTAATTTCTCTAATACTTCTAATTTAGCAAACCTGGTACTATCATTAGCTAATTTCACTACTGCTAACCTAGCTGAAGGTACAAATTTATATTACACAAATGCTAGAGTTTATTCAAATGTAATCAGTTTACTAAACGCCAAAGCTAATGTAGTTGATCTAAATACTAATAATGTATTAGAAGGATTGAATTTATACTATACCAATGCCAGGGTAGTAGCTGGTCTTGTTGGTCAAGATGTGGTATTAGACGATTTAATTGTACAGGGCAATCTGACTGTCAATGGTAACGTAGTCTCATTAAGTGTTGGGACATTATTAGTAGAAGATAAGTTAATAGAAATTGCTAATGGCGCATCCAGTGCTGCTGTAGCTGACGGTGCTGGTATTAGTATTCAGGGCGCCAATGCAAATATTACTTATGTATTTTCTACAGATAGAATTAGTTTCAATAAAAACATTGATATCAATGGTAATATATTATTATCAAATACTAGTTCCACAACTAATTTGCCTGAAGGTACAAATCTTTACTATACTAATGCAAGAGTATATTCTAATGTAATATCCTTACTAAATGCCAAGGCAAATGTAAGAGATTTAACAACATCAAATGTAACAGAGTTAACTAATTTATATTATACAAATGTCAGGGTTTACTCGAATGTTGTATCAGCATTAGCAACATATAGTGGTAATTTAACTGCTGGTAATGTTATAACAGATGTTGTTAAAGGAAGTTTCTCTAATACTACCATACAAGCTGGTAATTATAATTTCATATTTAATGATTCTGGTAATTTATTAGTAGCCAATGGAATAAGTACTTATTCAATCTCATCTAATGTATGGAATAATATCTATACTACAAATGTTATTGAAGGTACAAATCTATATTACACAAACGCTAGAGTTTATTCAAATGTAATTAGTTTATTAAATGCGAAAGCTAATGTAGTTGATTTAACTACTGCAAATGTTGTAGAGTTAACTAATCTATATTATACAAATGCAAGAGTTTACTCGAATGTTATTAGCCTACTTAATAATAAAGCTAATGTTGTAGACTTAACTACAAGCAATGTTATCGAGGGTGCTAATTTATACTTTACTAATGCTAGAGTTAGATTGGCAATAAGCGCATTTGATAATACAATTGTTTATGATTCTACAAATGGTACTATAAGAGCTAATACTGTAGCTTTAGGTGCCAACGTTCTAAGTGTTAATGGTCAGACAGGTGTAGTTAATTTAAGCACATTTGATATACCAGAAAACGCTAATCTTTATTATACCAATGCAAGAGTTTACTCAAATGTTATTGGTTTATTAGACGCTAAAGCTAATGTAGTTGATTTAACATCTGCTAACGTAGTTGAATTAAACAACTTATATTACACAAATGCTAGAGTTTACTCAAATGTTATTGGTTTATTAGACGCTAAAGCTAATGTAGTAGACTTAACAACAAGTAATGTTGCTGAGGGCACAAGTCTTTATTATACAAATGCTCGCGTTCGTTCTACACTTACATCTGGTAACGGTATTTCCTATGATAATGTAACAGGAAATATTACTTTATCACCTACAGGTGTGACACCATTAGTATATGGTGGGGCAACAAAGATCCCTGTTATTTCTGTAGATAGCTATGGTAGAATAACTTCAGCATCTAATGTATCGGTAGCAGGAGTTTCCAGCTTTACTTCTAGCGGCAATTCATTTACCATATCCACAGCAGATGGTAATTCTTTTGTTGCTAACATACAAGAAAATTCTGTAAGATTAGGCACCGATACTACAGGCGCTTATGTAAGTAATGTTATTGCCGGTTTAGGCATTGTAATAACAAATCAAGGTGGCGAAACTGCGACTCCTACAATATCTGCTGCACAAGATATTGCAACCAATGCTAGCCCATCATTCTTTAACTTAACAGTTAGTGGCAATTTAACTGTTGTAGGTAATACAACAGTAATCACATCAAACACATTAACAATTAACGATCCATTAATATATTTGGCAGGCAATAATTATAGTAGCGATGCTGTAGATATTGGTTTTGTCGGCAATTATTTTGATGGTTTAAATCAAAGACATGCAGGTTTATTTAGAGACGCATCGGACGGCGGGGTATTTAAGTTATTTGCAAACTTAAATCCTGAACCATCCAATGTTATTGACACTGCTAATAATTCATTTAGATATGCCAATTTAATAGTAGATTATTTAACAGGTACAGTTATTGGAACGGTATCTAGTATTGGTAATCATACTACGACATCATTGGCTGAGGGATCTAATCTTTATTATACCAATGCAAGAGTATACTCAAATGTCATTGGTTTGCTTAATACAAAAGCCAATGTAATAGATTTAACAACTAGTAACGTAGTTGAATTAAATAATCTTTACTATACTAATGCTAGAGTATTATCTAACATTGCATTGTTAAGTGTTAATGCCCTAGCAGATGTGGATACTACAGGCGCAACTGCAGGTCAAGTATTGAAATGGAGCGGTAGCGCTTGGATAGCATCACAAGATGTAGTTGGCACAGCTAATGTATCTGTAAATTCTAATATAGCCAATTTAGTTGTATCGTTAAGTAATCATACTACATCAAATCTAGCTGAAGGTACAAATTTATATTACACGAATGCTCGTGCCATACTAGCAGCTATTCCAGCCGTTACTCAATTAGTAGTTACTACACCCGTATTCAATTATAATATAGACCAATATTCTGGAGATAATCCGACAATATATGTTAATGCAGGAGAAACTATATCATTTGATTTAAATCAAGGTAGTTCACATCCATTTGCTTTAAGGATTTCTAACGGTGGTTCTAATTACAATACTGGTCTTACTCATGTAGACGATGACGGCACAATTTCAACAGGAGCAAGTGCTCAAGGCAAATATACTGGTGAATTATTTTGGAAAATACCTTATGAGCTAGCTGGTAACACATACGTTTATCAATGTACTAACCATTCTTCTATGGTTGGTAATATTGTTATACAAAAGTCTATAAGTTTATTATCCACTTCCGATGTAACAGAAGGGACGAATCTTTATTATACCAATGCTCGTGTTTATTCAGCAGTAACAGGCAATTTAGTTCTCAAATCTAATGTGTCAGATTTAACCACTGCGAATGTGGTCGAATTAACCAATTTATACTACACAAATGCAAGAGTCTATTCTAATGTAATAACTCTATTAAATGCTAAAGCTAATGTAGTTGATTTAACATCTGCTAATGTAGTTGAATTAAATAATCTTTACTATACAAATGCTAGAGTCTATTCCAACGTAATTGGATTACTTAATACTAAAGCAAATGTAGCAGATCTAACAACAAGTAATGTATCAGAAGGCACTAATCTTTATTATACAAATGCAAGAGTGTATTCTGCATTAACAGGTAATCTTGCATTAAAAGCGAATGTAGTAGATTTAACTACTGCTAATGTAATAGAATTAACTAATTTATATTACACCAATGCAAGAGTTTATTCTAATGTAATAGGATTATTAAACGCCAAAGCTAATGTTGTAGACTTAACTACAAGTAATGTAATAGAGGGAACAAGTCTTTATTATACAAATGCAAGAGTAATATCAGGTGTAACTACAGCAAATATTGCTAATTTAACTATTACCGGCAACGTCAGAGTAGGTAATATATTAGCAAGTCAATTTTACTGGGCTAATGGCGATATATTTACAAGCGGTGGAGGTGGCGGCGGAGCTGTATCAAGCGTCAATGGTTTAACGGGCGCAGTTGTTTTAACAACAGCAAATGTTTCTGAATCAGCAGTATCCGGTAATTTATATTATACTAATTCAAGAGTAAGATCAGCTATTAGTGTTACAGGTGCAGGTAGTTATGATTCTAGTACAGGTGTTATTACAATTACTGGTACAGGAACAAGTGTTTCTGTTAGTAAATATACATTTACATCTACATTAAACCAAACAGTATTTACTGGTGCTGATGATAATGGAGCCACTCTAACATTAGCAGATCCAGATAAAGCGCATGTGTTTTTAAATGGTATTTTACTAACACGCACATCTGATTATACATCTAACGTAGGGAATGTAGTATTTACCGCAGGTGTTGCTGCAAATAATTTAGTAACTGTTATTGATTCATTAGTTACGGTCGGTAATGTTGCATCAATTAATAAGTACTTCTATACCGCGACAGCAGGGCAGACAGTATTTAGTGGATCAGACACCAATGGTCGGACATTAAATATACAGTCTCCATCCGATTCATATGTTTACTTAAATGGTGTATTGTTAGTACCAACTACTGATTATACTATCGGAACCACTACGGTTACTTTAAATGATGCAGCTGTAGCAGATGATATATTGATTGTAGTAGATGCACTAGTTAAAACAACTAGTAACATTATATATTCTACTAAGGCAAGGACATATGCATTTACAAGAATATTTTAACGGAAAATAAAAATGGCTTTACCTAATTTGTTAGAAGTTTCAACTATAAATGGCAGAACTGCTTTTGCTAATGTGACTACCACTCTAGCTAACGTATTGGTAAATCCTGCCAGTTCTGGTAATTCGTTTAGAATAGTAAATATAATGGCGGCAAGTATTGATACTAGTAATACTGGTAATGTCAATATTAATGTACTTAGAACTGGTGTGAATAATTATTTAGGTTTTGGATTATCTGTACCATCTAGATCCACATTACTTGTGGTTGGAAAAGAAAATCCTGTTAATTTAGAAGAAGGCGATGCCTTACAAATGTCTGCTGATGCTAATAATAAAATATGGGCGACTATAGTCTATGAGGATATTAGATGAGGCCTTATGGCGGATTAATAGGTTCCTATAGAGTTTCTTCTAATACCTTTGCCACGGGTATTTGGACTTCTACGGAACACCATGCTTTAACTTTGCAAAGAATATTTCCTTCTTACTTACCTGGGTTTGTAGTAATACAAACCTTTTTAGCCAGTGGTACTTGGACTGTTCCTGCAGGTGTAACAAGCGTTGATATACTTACGGTTGCAGGTGGAGGAGGTGGTGGCAATTGGTATGGTGGGGGCGGCGGAGCAGGCGGATATAAGTATAGTGCGGGCGTAGCCGTAACGCCTACGTATAATTATACTATTAATGTTGGCTCTGGTGGGGCCGGATCTACGCCAGCTGGTGTAGGTGCAAGTGGAACAGGTTCAAATATATCTCAAGTAGAAGTATCACCAAGCTGGCCAGCTATTACGACTACAGGTGGGGGCGGTGGCGGTGGTTCTAATTCTGGCGGGTCAACAGGTAGCCCTGGTGGCTCTGGAGGAGGAGCCGGAGGAACCGCTATAGCTATAGGTAGCCCGGGCACTCCAGGAGAAGGAAATAAAGGCGGAAACTGTTTAGCTAGTTCTGGCGGTGGAGGTGGAGGTGGAGCTGGGCAGGCGGGCGACGACGTGATAAGTCCTGGTACAGCTAACGTGTATGGTGGTAATGGATTGTCAAACGCTATAGCTGGGTCAGTTGTAGGCGAACTTATAAATGGTATTTATTATTTGGCCGGTGGGGGTAGCGGTAGCGTAACCTCAACTGCCAGAGGTGGTTATGGTGGAGGCGGGAAATTTTCTGGTGCATCTCAGGGTCCTGGTACGGCAAACGCCAATGTTAATACGGGTGGGGGCGGCGCACCAACCTATTCTTCTTATATTGGTAACGGAGGATCCGGTGTAGTTATACTTAAATATCTAGTACCAAACCAATCTATTCTCACCTTTAAAAGCACTAGTAAATGGATAGCTCCTGTAGGTGTTTCATCTATTGATGTTCTGGTAGTTGCTGGAGGAGGCGGAGGTGGGACGACAATAGGTGGAGGTGGCGGCGCCGGTGGATTATCTTATCAAACTGCTCGTAGTGTTACTGCGGGCACAGAATACACAATTACTGTAGGTGCAGGTGGTACTGGTGCTTCAGGTCCTTCTGCAAATGCTGGTTCTATAGGTAATAACAGTACGTTTGATACTATCACATCCGTTTATGGTGGTGGCGGTGGTGGAAATGCACCCGGCTCAGTAGCTACCGCGGGAGGTTCAGGCGGTGGCGGAGCATATACTACTAATTCTTCAGGTCAACCTTCTATACAACCTAATTCAGGTGGGTCATCAGGATTCGGATCCGCGGGAGGATCTGGAGCATCTGCTGCGGGTGCATATGCAGGTGGCGGTGGGGGCGGAGCAGGTGGAGCGGGTACTTCTGCAACTGTTAATATAGCAAATCCTTCAGGTTATGGCACAGGGGGCAACGGTGGTATAGGTAGACAATACACTATTAGTGGTTCTTCTTTATATTATGCAGGTGGCGGCGGAGGTTCAGGTGGTGCAGATCCAGCTAGATATGAAATAGGTGGTAGTGGTGGAGATGGTGGAGGTGGTGGTGGCGGATTTTACGGTAATTCGCCTAATAGAATAGTTGGCGCAGGCGGATCCAATAATGGTGAAAGTGGAAACCCAAGTACAGGTGCAGGTGGTAGCGGAGGAGCAAATACTGGCGGAGGCGGAGGTGGTGCTGGATATTTCAGTCAACCATCTAATAGAGGTGGCGCCGGCGGCTCCGGAATCGTCATCATTAAGTTAAATCAATAAGGTAAAAAATGGCATCAAGAAATAGGTATATTGCTAGTTTTACGGTATCTGGTAATAATGTGGCAAATGGTACCATTACCTTTAGTGATTTAGGCACCGTATATACAGCAAATATTACAGAATTAAATAATTTATACTATACCAATGCAAGAGTAGTTTCAGGTATAACTACTGCTAATATTTCTAACATAACAGTATCAGGCAATATTGGATCGGGTAATGTATTGGCTTCACAATATTATTGGGCTAATGGAACTGTATTTTCTAGCGGGGGTGTAACTACAGGCAAGGCCATAGCTATGTCCTTAATTTTTGGTTTCTAAGGGTTAAAAATGGCAAATCCAAATATAGTAAATGTAACTTCAATCAAAGGTGGAACAGCATATCTTACTCCAACTAGCAATACTGCTAATGCTGCATGGACATATGATGGCACTACTACAATTACTGGATTGACGGCACCTTCAGGCAATATACATAAAATAGGTAATTTAGTTGTTTCTAATCTAACAGGTAATACTGTTCCAGCAAGTGTTGCTATAAGTAATAGTAATGTATTTGCAAGCGGCACACCTTTTTATATAGTATATCAAATAAGTGTTCCTCCTAATTCTACTTTGATTGTTACTGATAAGACAACATCATTTTATGTTTCAGAGTATCAATCCGTGGGAGTTACGAGTAATACAGGATCAGCATTATCTTTTGTCGCATCTTTTGAGCAAATTGCAGTATAAGAATTTATGGGAATTCATAGATATTCTGGTGGAATAATATCCGCCGTAGGACCAACTGTAGATGCTGCTAGGGCAAGTGGTGTATGGACACTTGTAAAGCAATTCTATTACAAAGGTCAAAATTTATGGCCAGGTCCAACCATAGAATATCTAGTTGTTGCTGGTGGTGGGGGAGGTGGTGGTTATTATGGTGGCGGCGGGGGTGCTGGGGGTTTACTAACTGGTACAGCATTGGCTGTGGAATATGGTGTAAGTTATTTAGTGACTGTAGGTGCTGGCGGTGTAGGGGGTCAGCGTCCTTTTAGCGGATCAGGCATAGTTGTAACTAGTGGATCAAATAGTTCATTTACAACTTTAGTAGTTGCTGTGGGTGGAGGATCAGGTGGAGGTGGATCTGGTCCTAATGCTGCAGCCACTGGAGGAAATGGCGGTTCAGGCGGCGGTACTTTTTATTATTCAGGCCCTAATGTCTTTGGCCGAGGCATTCCTGGGCAAGGTAATAACGGAGGTAGCTTTGGATATAGCCCGGCGGGTTCACCATATGCTAATGGTGGAGGTTCAGGTGGCGGGGGTGCAGGAGAAAGTGGCTATCCAAATCCCGGGTCAGGTAATGCAAGAGGGGGCAACGGGCTACCCACAACTATATCTAATGGTGTTTCTACATATTTTGCCGGGGGCGGGGGTGCAGGAACTATAAATGGCACACCCGGAGCTGGAGGGCTAGGAGGCGGGGGTGCAGGAGCTACTAACGTTCCTGGTTTATATCCTAATGGAACAACTGGTACTGCTGGTGCTTCAGGTTTCGGCGGGGGAGGTGGAGGATCAGGTGGAGAACAAGGTACCGGGGGCGCAGGTGGCTCTGGTGTAGTTATTATTCGTTATGTAACAGGAACTATGAATGCTATTGGTGGTACTGTCACAACTGCTGGTGGTTATACTATTCATACCTTTACATCTACAGGTATGTTTCAAATTGCGCCAACAGGTTATCAGTTTGTTTATCAAGAATTTACATCATCCGGCACATGGACTGCACCTACAGATGTTACCTCAGTTGAATATTTAGTTGTTGGCGGTGGGGGCGGCGGACAATATAATAGAGCAGGTGGTGGGGGTGCAGGTGGTTTAAGATATGGGACAGGGTTTCAAGTAACTCCTGGTACATCTTATGCTATTACTGTAGGCGCAGGTGGAACTGGGGGTGTTTATTCATCAACATCAGCAACATCTGGGGGCAATTCCTCTTTTCATACTATAGGTAGTAATGGGGGAGGAAGAAGTGGTGAACTTTCAGAACGAGGAAGTAATGGTGGTTCTGGAGGGGGCGCCGGCTCAGGAGCTCATATTAATTTTGGTATAAACCCACAACCTGGGGGCACAGGTAATACACCAAGTACTTCACCAAGCCAAGGTAATAATGGCGGACAGAGTTTTACCTCAGGCTCTCAATATTCAGAGGTAAGAAATACTGGGGGCGGTGGAGGCGCAGGTGAGGTAGGTTTCGGATTAAATTCTGGACCATCTAGAAAACCGGATGGCGGTAATGGTATAGCTTTACTTATTTCTGGTAATTCTGTTTACTATGCAGGTGGCGGTGGCGGAGGAGCGGGAGCAGCAGCGCCTGCATCGCCATCCTATCCATCAGCTGGAGCCGGCACTGGCGGTTTAGGCGGCGGAGGTAATGGTGGTTCTGTTGGTTCACCTGGAGCCACAGGCTCAGCAGGAACGGCTAATACTGGAGGTGGTGGTGGCGGAGCAGGTGACAGCCCATATGGACCAGGTGGAGCAGGTGGTTCCGGTATAGTAGCTCTTCGATATCTAATACCGCCCACGAACAAAATAGCAATATTCACAACCTCAGGAAAATGGACTGCGCCGGTAGGCGTGTCGCAGGTCGAATATTTAATTGTTGCTGGTGGCGGATCAGCTGGTCGAGGTGGCGGAGGAGGTGGTGGTGCTGGAGGAGTCAGAATAGGCACAGGATTAGCAGTAACTGCCGGAAATACATATGTTGTAACCGTTGGGGCAGGTGGAGCAGGCGTTTCCAGTAGTCCGAATACAGGCAACAAGGGTTCCAATTCTTCGTTTAGTACAATTTCTGCTACAGGTGGAGGATATGGTGGCACGTATGCTACATTTGGTATAGCAGGAGGTCCAGGAGGTTCTGGGGGAGGCGGAGGTGGTGCTAATTCTGGAACAGTTGCCGCGGGTTCAGGAAATCAAGGGTCTTATACTCCAGTAGAAGGTTATAATGGGGGACTCGGTGGCGGGCAATCTGGAGGCGGCGGCGGAGCAGCAGAAACAGGTTATAACTCACCTGCTGCACCAGGTAGTACAGGTGGTAGAGGAGGCAACGGTATAGCAACCTCTATTTCTGGAATTTCTTCTTATTATGGTGGTGGCGGTGGAGGTCAAGGAGTTCCCGCCGGAGTTGGTGGACTGGGAGGTGGTGGTAATGGAGCAAATTATAATGCTACACCGCAGGAAGGAACAGGATTTGCTGGTACCGCTAACACAGGCGGAGGTTCCGGTGGTGGTGAAAATGCTTCTAGTTCAGCAGGATCAGGTATAGTTATACTTAGATGGAGTTAGATAGTGGATTATATTGGTAGAATTATTACAAAAGCAAACACTACACCTAATTTGTATGTTGCTTCAGGTATGTGGACTCTATCACAGGCCCTCAACTACACTAAATTGGGATTATGGCCGGGCACCGGGGTAAGATTTATAGATACATTTACTTCTTCAAGTACTTGGTTAGCACCTGAGGGTGTTACATTAGTAGATTACTTAGTTGTTGCTGGTGGTGGAGGAGGAGGAGGCCGCTCAGGCGGCGGTGGTGGCGGAGCAGGTGGTTATTTAGCAGGAACTGGATTACCTATTACTGCTGGCAATACTTTTACAATTACAATTGGCGCCGGGGGGTCTGCAGGTGGACCTAGTGCTAGAGGTAGTATTGGTGGCAATTCTTCAATAGCGGGATCGCCCTTTTCATCAATTATATCTGTAGGTGGGGGTGGCGGTGGTTCTTATGATAATTCTAACAATACTGCAGTAACTGACGGTGGGTCTGGGGGATCAGGCGGAGGTGGTGCTTCAAGAGATGCTGCTGCTGTGTCTAGCCCAGGTGGTGCCGGAAATATACCATCAACGTCTCCTAGCCAAGGTAGTAATGGCGGTTCAGGTTTTTACGGCCCTTCTTATGCTACTGGCGGCGGTGGCGGTGGCGCTAGTACAATGGGTGCCAATGGATCTAGTGGGTCACCTAATCCCACTTCTGGTGGAGCGGGTGGTAATGGTATTTCAAATTCTATTTCTGGTACAAGTATCGCGTACGCAGGCGGCGGTGGCGGTGCATCAGATGGTAGAGCACCAAATACTATAGGCGGCACAGGTGGCACAGGTGGCGGCGGTTTAGGTGGAGGCAGTACATCAAGCCCTACCACTTATGCTGGCGCTGCTGGAACTGTCAATCGCGGTGGAGGTGGAGGTGGAGGTGGTTACAATGGTAGTTCATCACAAGCCGCAGCAGCAGGCGGTTCCGGTATAGTCATTCTATCATATTTAATCCCTAATACGAGAAAACGTGCAATATTTTATAATTCTGCAACTTGGAGAGTGCCTGAGGGAGTTACATCAGTAAATTATCTTGTAGTTGCTGGTGGCGGGGGCGGCGGATGTAGGCAAGCAGGCGGTGGCGGTGCCGGAGGATTTTTAACAGGCACAGGATTGGCCGTGCAATCAGGTAATACATATTCTATTACCATAGGTGGTGGGGGTTCTGGGTCAACCGCAGATACAGTTGTGGCTAGCAGTGGCAGCAATAGTTCATTCTTTTCAATTGTTTCCGTAGGTGGTGGTGGGGGTGGCAGCTCTGGTTCTAGTGCTCCCGGAAGAACTGGACTAGCTGGAGGTTCGGGCGGTGGAGCAGGCGGCAATCCATTTCCGGGATCGACGTCGGGCGGATCTGGCACATCTGGGCAAGGATATTCTGGAGGCAGTGCGGGGCAATTCGCTTCAGGTGGAGGTGGCGGAGCAGGCGGACCCGGGGGTGTTGGTTCTTACCCTCCGGAAGTTTGTGGTAATGGTGGTAATGCTTTATTTTCTGCACTTTCTGGAGTATCAACTTCTTATTCCGGAGGTGGGGGAGCAGGTGGTGGTGGCGGAGCCGCAGGCAAGGGTGGCGGAACTACTGTTACAGCGAATAAGGGTGGGGGTGGAGATGGTAGAAATGCTGACGGTCCTGGACCAGATGCATCAAGAGTAGGTGACAGTGCTACGGCGAACACTGGAGGTGGAGGTGGTGGTGGTTCGGGTAGCGCATTAGGCTCTCCTAGTCAAGGACCAGGTGGAAAAGGTGGTTCCGGTATAGTTATTCTTTCTTGGAGTTGAAATGCAAAATAAGATATATAGATTATATGGTATAGATACAGCAATGGAAATGCTTCGTCCAGGTGCTAAATGGGAAATAACCAACAGCTATTTTTCACGTTGGGATGATCCTAGACCATGTCCTACGTGGGAAGAAGTGATGAGTACATTGGATAAAATTAAACAATTTGAAGATTCAGTCAATACTATTTGGTTACCAGAGCAATATGCACAGTTAACTAACCAACAGGAGATGATTGAGAAAGCGATCAATGGATGAATATAAATAACTTGTTTCCTACGCCTGTGGGATTTTTTAAATTAGATAAAGAGTTAACTAAAAAAGAAATAGATTTTTTACATAATCAAGAAAGTCGTGCTAATATGGGTAACACGACTAGTGTAGATAATTATATTTTAAAAAATAAGACATTAAATAAATTAAAAGAATTTTGTGAAACCAGTGTACATGAATATTTAAAAACAGTATATGCGCCAAAGCATGATGTAAAACTTAGAATTACGCAATCTTGGTTAAATTATACTAAACCCGGCGAGTATCATCATAAACATGCACATCCAAATTCTTTTTTATCTGCAGTATTTTATGTAAGTGCAGATAAAGAAAAAGATAGAATATATTTTTTTAAAGATGGTTACGATAGAATAAAATTGCCGACAACTGATTGGAACCATTGGAATAGTGAATCATGGTGGTTCGAAGTTGGTACTGGGGATTTAATAATATTTCCTTCATCCTTAACTCATATGGTTCAGGCGAAAGAGGGAGATAATCTTAGAATTAGTTTAGCATTCAATACATTTCCAGTAGGATATGTTGGTGATGAATTAGACTTAACAGGGCTTCATTTAGGAGAGTAATATGGCTCATTTTGCAGAAATTGATGCAAATAATATAGTTGTAAGAGTTATTGTGGTTAGTAATGCAGATACTTCTGATGCCAGCGGTGTGGAGAAAGAACATATTGGTGCAGCTTTCTGTGAAAGACTACTTGGCGGAGTTTGGAAACAAACATCATACAATGGTAATTTCAGAAAGAATTATGCCGGTATTGGATATAGTTATGATGCCAACAGAAATGCGTTTATTCCACCTAAACCATTTAATTCCTGGGTATTAAACGAGACAACGTGTACTTGGGATTCACCTGTACCAATGCCAGAAGATGCAGGGACAGGTGACCCACCAAAACGTTATATGTGGGATGAAGAAACAGTAAATTGGGTAGCTGGAGTATAAGTAGACTAAAATGCCAACAACCAGATCAAGATATATAGCAGATTTTGTTATAGCCGGCAATAATATTGCTAACGGGTCAATTACCTTTAGTGATCTGGGAACAGTTTACTCTGATAATATTACAGAGGCTGTCAACCTATTCTATACAAATGCAAGAGCTAGAACGGCTATCACCATTACTGGTGCAGGTTCATATGATAATACAACGGGTGTTATAAATATTACTGGCGGTGTTACTAGTGTTAATGGCCAGACGGGCGCAGTTGTATTATCCTCTTCTAATATTTCTGAAGGGTCAAATTTATACTATACAAACGCCAGAGCTAGAACAGCTATTCTTGTTACAGGTAGTGGTAGCTACGATAATACAACCGGTATAATAAATATTATAGGCGGTAATATATCGTCAGGCGTTGGTATAGTTTATGATTCTGCCACAGGTAACGTTTCCTTCAGAGAATACTTATTCCCTGCAGGGGATTTCGGTAATTTAACAGCATCATTCGATGCGTTTGGTGTTAGTTTGACACCAAATATAGATTTAATGAATCCTCCCGGTTCAATAGAACTACAAGACTTAGGCGCCTTAGCATCATAACGGAGAAAAAATGCCAACACAAGTGCAATTTAGACGAGGCAATAGCAATCAAAATAGTACCTTTACTGGGGCAGCAGGTGAACTAACAGTAGATACTTCAGGTGGTACCCTGCGAGTTCATGATGGAATAGTTGCCGGCGGTAATATACTACTTAATAATACTCTAGCTAAGGTATTGTTAACAAGATTGGATGGAAATATTGTTCCTCTAACTGATAATACATACGCCTTAGGCACGCCCGCGTTACGATTTAAAGAATTATATGTAGCAGGTAATTCGATATTTCTTGGTGGTATAACCATTAAAGACGGTGGCAATTCTATTCAGGTAGTTAATTCTACAGGCGTTACTTTATTACAATCTAATTCTAGTTTATCTGTTTCCAATGTTCTTGCAGGAACAGGTATAGTTGTAACTGGACAAGGCGGATCGGGGGCGACACCCACTATTGCTTTAGCTACTTCTGGCGTAACACCATTACAATATGGTGGATCATCTAAGGTTCCTGTTATTACTGTTGATACATATGGTAGAATAACTTCTGCATCAAATGTGAATGTTGCAGGCGTATCAGGATTTTCGGCCTCGGGTAATACATTTACCATAGCAACAGCCGATGGAAGTAATTACACTGCCAATTTACCTAGTGATCAAACATTTTTAAATATGACAGTTAGCGGTAACCTAACAGTTTCCGGTACTACGACCACAATTAATACTGAAACTATTAATCTTGCTGATAATCAAATTGTTTTAAATTCTAATCATACAGGCGCTCCTACTCAGGACGGTGGATTAATTGTAAATAGAGGATCTAGTTCCAATGTATTATTACTGTGGGATGAGACGCAAGATAGATGGGAATTTACTAATGATGGATCAACCTATTATAATATACCAGTAAGCACAACTGATTTAGCTGAAGGTACAAATTTATATTATACCAATGCCCGAGTAATATCCGGCGTAACTACTGCTAATATATCTAATATAACAGTGTCAGGAAATGTTAGAGGTGGTAATGTTTTTGCTACACAGTTTTACTTTGCAAATGGTACGGTATTCAGTAGTAGTGGTGGAGGTGGTGGAGTTAGCTTATTTAACGAAGGTAATATAAATTCGAGTACCTTTTATTTGTTAATGGCTAATAATACAACCACAGGTACATTAACTTCGGCAAACGTATCCTCTACTAAATTATATTTTAATCCCAATACTGGTACTTTAAACGCCACAGTATTTAATTCCTTATCAGATTTAAATGAAAAAGCAAATCTTAATAAGATTACTAATGCTTCATCTGTATTAGCAAGCGTAGAAGGATTTGAATTTGAATGGAAGGACACTGGTAAAAAATCTGCTGGTGTTATTGCTCAGTATATTGAAAATGTGTTACCACATTTGGTTGATACAAACGAGAAAGGTACTAAGAGCGTTAATTATTCCGGTTTGATCGGATACTTAGTTGAGACGGTTAAAGAACTAGACCAAAGACTTAGAACGCTTGAAAACAAGTAATGACTTTTAGTGTTTGCAGTGTATGTGTAATAGACACTTGTAAAAACGGTAGCTTTAATTCAGGATTCACAGAGAAGGGTCTTTGTGTTGGAGCTAACGTCAACATACTTACCTCTCCTTTATGGGGAGAATCATCTGCTTTTGTGAGTGGGGGTAATACTCCGACCACTAGTACATCTTTTATAGAAAAATATCCTGTAACACAATTGTTTAGTGCTGCAGTATCTTCTGGTAATTTAACTGCTTCCAGAGCAGGTAGCAGAATAGGAGTATCCTCTAAACAGCATGGATATCATACCGGAGGATTTGTTCTTCCTAATAGTTTTTCAAATGTAATAGACAAATTCCCATTTCCATCCTGTGCAAATGCTACTGATGTGGGAGATTTAAATGGTTCGGTATCAGCAGTTGCTGGTATATCTTCAGTAACTCATGGTTATGCTGCAGGTGGTAATCAACCTGTTAATCCTAATCTACAAAGACGCATAGATAAATTTCCATTTTCAACAGATACCAATGCCACTAACATTGGCAATCTGTGTGCATGTAGATCAGCAGCATCTTCTTCATCCTCAGTGGATGCAGGTTATGTAGCGTCGGGTGAAAATTCTGCATCAGGCGGCTATGCTAACTATATAGAAAGATTTCCATTTGCTTCTGAGACTAGTATTTCTAATATAGGTACAACCGGTATATGTACTTATGGTTCTGGTGGCCATTCATCAAGCACTGATGGATATATGGTAGGAGGTAAATTTCCTCCAAACACTTTTTATACTAATATTCAAAAATATCCTTTTTCAACCTCAGTTGCCGCCTCTTGTGTTGGGGGATTGGGAACAGGTAGATTAAATTTTGCTTCATCATCTTCTAACACTGCAGGATTATCAGCAGGTGGAGAAGGATCTCCGGGAATTATTTTTGGATCGGCATTAACCGTAGAAAAATTTCCCTTTGCTTCACCTACTTCTCAATCTAATGTGGGTGATCTAGCTTGCTGTAGATCGGGTATGACTGGAACACAAGTATGACATATTCTATTTGCGGTATACCATTTATTGATACAAGCAGAAATGTTTGTTTTAATACCGGCATCTTAGAAAAAGGCATAGCTATAACTTCTAACGTTAGTATTTTAACATCACCTTATTGGGGAACTACTGCTGGGTTTGTATCTAGCGGACAAGGTGGTCCAACAGTATCATTCAAAAATAATATAGAAAAATTTCCCTTTTCAACAGACGAGGGTTCTGCCTGTATAGCTGCGATATCAGTTACGAGATCACAGGCAGGTGGAACATCATCAACACAGCATGGTTACACCTTTGGGGGAATTATAAATCCCACAACAAATTCAAACATTATAGATAAATTTCCATTTTCTGTAAGAACTAATTCTATAGATGTAGGTGATCTAACACACTGCAAAACTGTTTCTTCCGGTTATGCATCACCTACAAAAGGTTTTGCATCATTTAATGAACCTTCCTCTACAATTTTAAACAAATTTCCATTTTCAACTGATGTTAGTGCTACGTCTCCAGGTAATTTAACTTATCAATCTCAATATAATGGTATTTCATCATTGTATGCTGGTTATAGTTCGGGGAATTATTACGCACAAAATTGCAATTATATAGAAAAATTTCCATTTGCTACCGAAAGTACTGTTGGTTGCGTTGGTTGTTTGTATCAAGCTAGAGGATATAATGCTGGTATGTCATCAATAACACATGGATATTTGGGTGGAGGTTTATTATTCCCTACACCTTCTACACCATATACTTCTGGTAGTTGGGTAGCTACCATAGACAAGTTCCCATTTTCTGCAGAAGGTGCTGCCTCATCTGTAGGAACATTAAGTAACAATTGCGGAAGACATTCATCTGCAGGAGTTTCAGCTGGACCTGTAGGTTATGGCTATACTGTAGGTGGTTATAATTATCCTACCTTTTCATATTTAAGATGCATAGATAAAATAAATTTTAGTAGTGATACTAATGCTTCATGCATAGGATTGCTAACAGAAACTAGATCCTTGATGGGAGGCCATCAGGTATGAGTTACAGTATAAATTCTAATTTCGTTGTTGACGTATTCAGAAACGCTTGTGTTAATTCGGTTATCCTAGAATCTGGAATTAGTTTAACATCAAATGTTTTTGCCAGCACATCTCCCTCGATTGGTAGTATTGCTGGATATTCTATAGCAGGTAGAAACGTACCTGGTATTTTATCTAGTATAGAAAAATTCCCATTTGTATCTACGTATGTATCCAGAAGTGTAGGAAACACTACAGTTGCTAAACATACTGGAGCTGCTCATCAATCCAGGGAAAATGGATATTTTGCAGGCGGTATTGATAGCAGTAACGTAATGAGAGATACTATTGATAAATTTTCTTTTACGACAGATAGTAGCGCATATTCTGTCGGTTGTCTTACCTTGGCAAGAAGAACATTTTCTGGTGTTTCTTCGCTTACAGATGGATATAATACTGGAGGACAAAGTTGTTTATCTCCAGATACCAGTGTGGCTAGGGTGGATAAATTTCCATTTGCCGCTGATAGCAATTCAACATGCTTGGGCAATTTACAAAATAGTCGTAAATGGCAAATAGGCAATTCATCTTATACTAACGGGTATGTTTCTGGTGGTCCTATTCCTACTTCTAATTGTATGGAAAGATTTCCTTTTGCATATGGTAGCGTATCAACCTCTATTTTTACCTTGAATATAGGTATAGAATCTGCCTCACCTTATAATTCATCGACAAATGGTTATATAGCAGGAGGATATTTTTATCCAACTAATAGCACTTTAGCATGTATACAAAAATTTCCTTATGCAAGTGATACGCCTTCAAGTGTCGTTGGTTGCCTGACTTCGGGGTTATCTAGTTCTGCTGGTTCAAGTTCTAGTACACATGGTTATACAAGCGGAGGATACAATTATACTACAAGCGTGCAAAGATTTTCATTTGCTTCCGAAGGACTAGCTACTTGTATAGGTGCATTGACTACACTTAGAGGTAATAATTCTGGGACACAAGTATGACTTACGCAGCAAATAATTGTGTATTTGAAAATCTATTAGCTAATAATGAAATTAGTTATTCTTTCGCCAATGTTACTATATTAGCTCAAGGTGCAACTGCTAATGG